CATAAGATTTTTTGATATAAAAATGTTCGATTTATGCTGGATTATAGGTGACTGGCTGAACTTTTTTTGAATAAGGTTCTGAGAAAATTTTGCGTAAGGGGCAAAAATCTTATACACTTAACAGCCTATGTGTATGAAAAATGCCTGTTGCTGCAAGGAGAAGATCGAACTTTTTATAAGAAAACGGCAACCAGTTATATAGGCTGGTTGCCGTCGTTTTCTGAACTTTTTTTTGGGGGGAAAAAATGAGGTTTTGCAGCACGCTAATCAATTTGCCATTTACGACTAAAAATGGTGGGAAAAGCTGCTATTCGTAGCTGAATTCCAGTGTGATGCCGTTCTTGAACTCAATTGAGGATACCTTGCCATTGAGTATGACGATTTTCCTTATGATTGCATTCAGAAAGGACTTGACGACGCTCAGATCAACATTGCGAATGAAGCTTGCCGGATCGTCCCGGTCTCCGTTCATGATGCGCTCGACCATAATAAAATAGCTGGCTTTTTCCACGAAAGCGTCATCCAGACTCTGCAAGCCGGCGTTGTCAACGTCGAGCTTGAGAAGCTTTGCGTCAATAGCGTTCAGATCGTCAATGAGTTTCTTTTGCTCAAGGATGAATTCCTTTTCTGGGATTTCCTCGCTACCATACAGAAACAGAGACTTCAGACGACGCAGTGCAATTTCCTTTTTCCGGCGCTGATCTTTCAGGAATTCAACTTCTGATGCTGCGTCATTGGGCTGGCTTCGTTTGAATTCCGGAGAATATTCCAGACCGGACGTGCCGCTTTTCAGGATGGACAGGAGCTGATTAAGGCCATCCGGTTTGATGTGCTTGACATCACAGAACACAGCGCCGGACAGAAGCCGCTTTTCCAGAGTTGCCGGTTCCGTGCGCGACCCTATTTTATCTTTCGCTGTTAGAATGTTGGAAATCAGGCTGAGGACGAATGGGGCAACTATAACGTCTGACACATACTTACTTTTGCACGAAGATGGACCTTTCCTCCTATTCATGCAGGCGTAATTTGACGGCGTCCAGCCATCCGCCCTGCGGTTTCCCGGAGTTGCGGTCATGATGTCAGAGCAATGCCCGCACACAAGAAGGCCGGAGAAGATGTGAACGTTCTTTTTTTCAACGCTGATTCCACGCTGGTTTCCACCTCGCTTATTCTGCTTCAGCCTATACTGTATAACGTCGAAGCGCTCTTTTGAGATAAGCGGGGGATGATGGTCTTCTACGACGACCCATTCGGAGTCACTTCGCCTTTGACCATCTGTTCCCTTCCGGATGTTGTACCGATATGCGCCGTAATAGAATGGGTTTGTCAGGATTTTATGAATCGATGTCGAATTCCATGTGCCACCGGCTCGCGTAAGGATCTTTTCACTATTGAGCATGTTTGAAATGTAAAGACATGATTGATGTTCTTCGTAGAGCTGAAAAATCCGCTTAGCAACTTCTCCCTCAGTATCGTCTATGGAAAATGATGTGCTGTCCTTTGGATGCGCGTACCCATACGGAACTCTGCCGCCGTTCCACTTACCATTGTTTGCTCTGGAGAGCATGACCGCCGTCACTCGCTCGGATGTCATGTTCCGCTCAAGCTCAGCGAATACCAGTATGATTTTGAGCATGGCTTCGCCAATGGCCGTGGACGTATCGAACTGCTCGTTCTTTGAAATGAAGATAACTCCAAGGTTCTGAAGTTCAGCATACATAGACGCGAAATCAAGAAGGTTTCGGCTCACCCGGTCGATTTTCCAGACGAGAACATGGGAAAATTCTCCGCTCCTGATTCGGGCCATCATTTTCTGAAAATCTGGCCTGTCGGTGTTTTTTGCGGAATATCCTGCATCTTCAAATACAACGTAGTCGTTGATGCCGAGCACCAACTGGCAATAGGCGATCAGCTCACGCTGCTGCACCTGCAGGGAGTCTTTATCGACCTGCCAGTGCGTGGAGACTCTGATGTAGATTGCAGCTTTCAGGTCCGTTATTTTTTTGGACGTGGATGGAATGGTAGCCACGGCGTTCATCCCTTTCTTTTTAGAATAGAAGCGGACAGAAGAGATTCTGCCCGCTTCTTGCTTTTATCATAGTCCTTGGAAGAATATGCTGCGTCTCAACTCTCTACAGCCACGTATTTCGTGGAATAGGCCAAGTGAAACCACTTTACTCATCCGAATCGGAAACAGACGTAATGAGTTCTTCAATGGCTTCCATGAAGGCGTCTGTATTGCCGAGAATTCTGCGAACATATCCGTAATAGAAGCTCGACGGAACGGTGTACGGAACGTTCTTGCACTTATCCTGATTTACGAATACCTTGTAGAAGTCAAGATAAGCATTTGCCTTGTATAGTGGGATGCCTGCCTTGCCGAGCTTGTATTGAATATCTGCCGGGTAGACCCAGATATCAGCAGCCGGCTTTCCAGCTGTTCCTGATTTCCCGAACACCAGAATCGGGCAGGAGGAGCCGTCCGGGAGCTGAATTCGGATACGAACTTCCGACGGGTGAATTGTGACCGAAACACCTGGCAGGTCGCGGATGTTTGCGATGAAAGACAACACAGAGTCAGCTTCGTAATTCCCGTTTGCAGCAAACACATTGACGAACTCTTCCAGGGAAAGAACCGGAGGCTGTGGCTGAGCGGATGCGCGAATAGATGGTTCCTGGCTCATTTGTTTTTGAGTAAATACCTGGCGCTCAATAACAGTCGTCTTTGTCAGGACGTTCGGAATGACAATTGTGCCGCCATTGTGTTCGTAAAGTTCTAGCTCCAGCAGCCCCAACTTGAAACTGTTTGAGGTATAACCGGAGATGAAATCTGCCAGCTTCTGAACGCCACTTCGTATTCCATCGCCGACAATGAGCAGCAGGAAGTCTGCGTTTTCAAGGCTCCTGTTCACAGAATCGGTGAAACGGGCTGAATCCTCCACGGTCAAATAGCCTGCTTCCAGCATTAAATCGAAGACACGGGATGCCTGTCCTCTGCGATGGAATGTGTACTCAGAGGCAACTTTGTCAAGGTCTTCCGATGTCCATCCCTGAACATCCTTGGCGTAGTCGATGATCTGGGCTACGACAGCCCGTCTGGATTCTTGATTGCGGAACAGTTTGGTTTCGACGATGACAACGTGTCCGGTTGCGGATACATAAAGGTTGTCTATGTATCCGGATGATCCGGTTCCGACTTTAACTTCCTTCCCAATACAAATGAGATCGGAAAATTCCGAGCCGATTTCCTCAGACTGGAGCAGGGATGGATTCTTTTCAATAAGACGTTGAATCCATGCTTCGTCGTAGGTTTTCTGCATCAGCGGTATTCTCTGGAGGTGTTCCGTCTTGTGGTCTGGGCCTACAAAGATTGCGTTCCTGCTTGTCCTGTCGCTGTAGATCATGTGTCATTACTCCTTTTTGTATTTGCTTAGCAGCACACGAATGACACGGCGGTCATCCTCGGATGCCAGTGAGTAAAGATAAACAACATCTTGGATGTCCGCAGGTAGCACATCGAATTTCTCACCGTTTATCCCCACAAGCCAGTCAAGAGAAACGTTGAAGTATTCTGCAATCCTGACAATGTAAGAGAACTTTGGCTCTCGCTCTCCCGTCAGATACCTCGATATAGTAGGTGCCGGTATTCCGATGTCATCGCAGAATGAGTTTACTGTCATTCCACGACGTTCGATGAGCATTCTGACATTGTTGCTAAACGTTGAGTAATCCATAGCTTCTTGGCTCCTTTCAAGCATTTACCACTTTGATAAGATGATACATCAAATAGATTAAAACCGCAACAGATTTTATCGCTAATAAGAAAAATTTTCTTACAACTGATAAAATTTTGCTTGACAATTACCGAATGGTAAGATATAGTTATCATATCGGTAAAACATCGAAGGAATGAAGGTGGATAAATGAATCGGAGAGAGATTAAGGCTCAGAGAATACGGCTTGGTCTTACACAGGAGAATGTTGCGACCGAGCTTGGTATGAACCTGCACACCTACAGGAAGAAAGAGAGTGGCGGTTCCCCGTTCTCTGAGGATGAAAAGCTTTCTCTTGCAAAAGTCCTCCACTTCAACCCCGAACAGCTGAACGATTTTCTTTTTGATGGTAAATTACCAATTTGATTGCACAAGAAATCAAAGCGGAATAATGCTTTTGGCGAACAGATTACCAATGTGATATTGTTATCTGTTACTACGGTAATTATACATGAAGAAGGTGTTGAAAAAAATGGGACGTGAAGCTACGAAGGCTATAGGAAATCCGTGGTACGAAGCCAGAATGGAAGCTGCAAAATGGGATGACAGACTCCTTAGTCGAGAAGGGGCAGCGGAACTGCTTGGAATGTCTGTATCTGCGGTTGCTGATGCTGAGCTGAACCTGACGAAATGTATGCCTCCTGACAAAGCAGTTCAGATGGCTGACTTGTACAAGGCTCCGCATTTGCTGAACTATTACTGTTTGCATGAGTGTCCAATTGGAAAAGACAGGCCCGTCTCTGAGGAAGTTGTTCCGATTGAAAGAGTTACAGTTAAGCTCTTAAAGGGGATGAAGTTGGATCGTCTGGATGACATAAAAGACAGGCTTATGGATATTGCCGCAGATGGGAGGGTTTCAGAGAATGAAATTGAGGATCTGTCTCAAATCACTGAGTATCTGGAGGATGTTGCAAAATCAATAAGTGAGTTGAAAATCATCACAGAAATGGCAATCAAGAGGAGTAAAAATGGATGCCAGACAAGGAAGAACTGATGAGGATACTTTTGGAACAATATGGGATTTCGTCATCTGAGGAACTTGAAGATGCCATAAGAAAGCAAGGGCGGATGGACATTTCAGCGTTTGTTTCCAGAGAACATATAGGAGATGAAGACAATGAGTCCGGAAATCGAAGAGACTGTGAAGAGGATAGAAACTGAAAGGGGATTCGTATTTGAAGAGGCGGACATTCAGTTCGCTGAGTCCCAATCAAAAAAGAAAATGGAGTCAGCCGATAAGGAAGCTGATTATTTCCCTCTCATTTTTAGAAATGAACTTGAGGATATCGTGATGAGGTACGAAATCAATGCGATCAGCCGTGTCAGCTGAAATCGCTTGAATTTTCAAATATAAGCCAAGAAGTATGAAAGGATGAAGAAAAAATGAGATTGCTGTCCATGAAGCTTGAAAACTTCCAAGGGGTCAAAACACTGAGCCTGGAATTCCCTGGCGGATGCTCCGGTTCGATTTACGGAGACAATGGAACCGGAAAGACTACCGTGTTCAATGCTCTTACGTGGCTTTTGTTCGATAAGGCCAGTACAGGCGTAAAGGATTTTAGCCCGAAGACAAAGGGCGTTGATGGAGAAGACCTTCACCACCTGAATCATGGAGTCACAGCATCGTTCCAGCAGGAATCCGGTCAGATTATTACGTTCCAGAAGTCGTACCACGAGGTCTACAAGAAAAAGAAGGGAAGTGCTTACGAGGAAAGAGATGGACACACGGTAGACTACTTCGTTGATGGTGTCCCTGTCAAGGAACGGGATTATACCAGCACTGTACTCAGCTTGTGCGGCGGTGATGCTGAGAAGCCAAAGATGCTGACGATGCCAGACTATTTTGCGGAGCAGTTGAAGTGGCAGACTCGCCGGCAGATATTACTTGAGGTGTGCGGTGATATTTCTGACCAAGAAATTATCAACAGCTCTGCCGAACTGAGCGATCTTCCGAAGTATCTATTGATTCCCGGAACGTGCGACAGGATGTACGGAATTGATGAATACAAAAAGATCGCATCAGCTCGGATGCGGGACTTGAACAAGCAGATTGAGAGCATTCCCGGTAGAATCGAAGAAGCAGAAAAGGCAATCCCGGATGTTGGTTCGGTAGATACGGATACTGTCAACGTTGCTATTGAAAGCAGTAATCTCAGAATTAGCGAGTTGCTGAAGGAAAAAGCGGCTTTGGAATCCGGTGGCGACGCTGGCTTCGACATCCGGAAGAAAATTGCGGATGTTGAGCTGAGGATTGCCGATGGAAGACTGGATTTCACGAAGATGCAGAGAGAGCGGAACGCTTCGCTCAACGCTAAGGTCATGGACGCTGAGAGAAAGGTCTACGCCTGTAGAACGGAATCGACTCGCGCCGAGTTTGAGAAAGTCCAGAAGCGGAAAATGCTCGAAGATATGACTGCGATCAGAGAGAAGATTCTGAAAGAATGGAAGCAAGTGAATGCTGAGTCGCTTTCTGATTCTGCAAGGATTTGTCCGACGTGCGGCAGGGAGCTTCCTGCCGACAAGATTGAGAAAATCGTTTCGGACTTCAATCTTTCCAAGAGCCGGAGATTGGCGCAGTTGAACATGAGAGGAAAGACTGAGGCTTCCAAGGACATGATCGAGAAGCTGAGAGTGGAGCTTCATGAAAGCGAAGCAAAAGCTGCTTCTGCGCTACTTGCAATCACCGCTGCTGAGAAAGAGCTTGAAGAAGCGAGAAGTGCAATTGGAACAGATCCCACGTATGAACACACCAACGAGTACGGATTGCTCCAAAATGAGCTGGCTCAGTTAAAAGAAAAGCTTTTGGACATCGGGAAATGTGAGGAAGATGCTTCTGCTGAGATGGAAGGAAAGATTGCAGCCGAAAAGAAGCAGCTGAGCTGTTATGAGGAAATGCGCGTTAAGATTGCCCTTGCTGAAGCACAGAAAAAGAGGGTCGCAGAACTGGAAGAGGCCGAGGCGAGATTGTCTGATGAGTACGGAAAGACTGAGCGAGGGTTATATCTGTGCGATCTTTTTATGCGGGCAAAGGTCGATATGCTCACGGAGCGTATTAACCGGAAGTTCCGGAGAGTTCGGTTCAGACTGTTTGAGGTTCAGCAGAACGGCGGCTTGAAGGAAGGCTGCGATGTCATGGTTCCGACCGACGATGGTCGGCTTGTTCCGTACTCCGTTGCAAACAATGCTGCGAGGATCAATGCTGGACTGGAAATCATTGACACGTTGTCTGGACATTGGGGCGTAAAGCTTCCGGTTATGGTTGACAACGCAGAGAGCATTACCAGACTTGCAAAGACGAACACGCAGATGATTCGCTTGGTAGTTTCAGAGCCTGACAAAGTGCTGAGATTGGAAGTTTAAGATAAGACACCCGGCCTGATGTCATCTGGCCGTGTCAATATATGGAGGTAAAAATAATGGCGAGTGCTGAAAACAATGAACAAACCCAGTTGACCGAGCAAAAGCCCGTCCAGCTCAATCAGAGCGAACGCTTCACGGCGATGGTTATGAAGGAATTCGGAACCGGCGTTGGAGCGCCGAGTCTCACGGACTACCAGAAGAAGCTGATTCAGGGCTACTTCATCGCAATTGACCGGGCGCTAAAGAAGGCAGAGGAAGATCGTATCCGGAAGAACGCAGCCAATAAGGATCCAAAGTACAACAATGATCTGGAGGTAAATTGGCAGAATGTCAACCTGCAGGATCTGGCAACAGATGTCGTTCACTACGCCCGGATGGGTCTGGATATGATGCAGGACAACCATCTCACCCCGATTCCTTTCAAGAACAACAAGACAAGAAAGTATGATGTAAACCTAATGAAAGGATACAACGGTATCCGGTTTATTTCCGAAAAGTATGCACTGGACAAGCCTGTTTCTGTCACGATTGAACTTGTTTATTCCAATGATACGTTCAGACCGATAAAAAAGTCGCATGGGCAGCCCATCGAGTCCTATGAATTTGCTATCAATGACCCGTTTGACCGTGGTGAGATTCGCGGAGGTTTCGGCTATATTGAGTTTGATGACCAGACCAAGAATAAGCTTATCATCATGACGATGAAGGATGTCAACAAGAGAAAGCCGGAATACGCTTCTGCGAATTTCTGGGGAGGAAAGACTACCGTTTGGGAAAGCGGAAAGAAAGTTGAAAAGGAAGTCGAAGGCTGGCTCGATGAGATGGTCTACAAGACGATTGTTCGAGAGGTCTTCAGCCCAAAGCATATCTTGCTTGACCCTCAGAAAATCGATGATAACTACCAGTACATGAAGATGCGAGAAGCCAAAATTGCTGAGATGGAGGCTCAGGCAGACGCGGAAGCCCAAGCGAATGGAAGGATCATTGACACAGCTCCGGTAAAGCCTGCTGCTCTCCATGACGCGAATCCCGGAATTCGGATGCCCAATGTGGACAAATCCACCGGCGAGGTGATCGGCGTTCCGACAGGTGCTGTTGACAATGTAGAACGGAGTCAGGATGGAGGTCCTGATTTCTGATGGATATTAAGGTTCTTGCGTCCGGCAGCTCCGGTAATTGCTATATGATTTCTGACGGAAGCACCGATCTGCTGCTGGACGCTGGAATCTCAATCAAGCGGATACAGATAGGCTGCGACTTTAATCTTTCCAGAATTGCCGGATGCCTTGTGACACACAGTCACGGAGATCACAGCAAGGCGGTAAAAGACCTGCTGAGAAAATGCGTTGATGTCTGGATGCCTGAAGGCGAGATGAATGAGCTTGGGATTCAAGACTGCCGACGACTGCATTCTCTTAACCGCGTCGGAGATGATGAATACACAGTGTTCCTTGTAGGAACATTTGATATTCTCCCATTCCGGACTGAGCATGATACCCCAGAGCCGGTTGGGTATTTGCTTCATTCCAGATCAAGCGGAGACAAAATCTTGTACGTTACGGACAGCTTTTTCGTTCGATACCGTTTCTCTGGACTTACACATATAATCGGGGAAGTCAACTATGACCATGAGTCTGTGTGGGAGAAGGTCAACAATGGTGAGACCCCAACAGAAAGAGCAAAGCGTCTGTTCCGAAGCCATATGAGCTTGGAGAACTTTTTGGCTTTTCTGAAATCAAATGACCTGAGCAGATTGCGGCAAATATATATTTGCCACATGAGTAATGACCACGGTAACAAGAGGCGAATTCAGGAGGCTGTCCAAAAAGCAACTGGCGTTGAGGTCTACGTCTGCAAAGAGGGAGGTGGTATTGATGCCATGGATTAGCGTACATGACAGCATCAATGGCTCAAAGCTTAGGAAGCTGTTTAAGGCTTTGAACTGTTCCAAGTTCGAGGCGACTGGAATCCTTGTTTTCTTGTGGTTCTGGGGTTTGAACAATGCTGACAAAACAGGGAAGATACCATTCGTTGACTCCGAGGATATCGTGAGGGAACTGTATGGTGTCGGAACTGGATGCCATCTCGATATGGAGAAGGTGGTACAGGCTCTGTTTGATACTGGCTGGATAGATAAAGAGGAAGACGGCTCGTTTCGACTGCATGATTGGGATGTATGGCAAGCTCAGTGGTACAAAGCAATCGACCGCAGAGAAAAGGATGTAGAGAGAAAAGCACGGGCGCGAAACGAAAAGAATACGGCCAAAAAGGAGAGTCAGACTTCAGAAAGCGGCTCGTTGGGAAAGGAACAGGATTTTCCAAAGGAAATTCCTGCGGAAAATCCAGAGGAAAATCCGCAGAGCACGGCGAAGACTCCGAACGGCGGATTTTCTGGTGATCTTCCGAAGAAGAAAGCAGCTGGAACGTACAAACCTACGTTTGAAGAGTTCTGGAATGCATATCCGAAAAAGGAAGGGAAGGCTGAAGCGTATAAAAAATATAATGCTCGTTTGAAAGACGGGTGGTCTGAAATCGACTTGCTGCGAGCTGCCAAGAACTACGCCTATGTAGTGAATCGGCAACGCACGGAAATGCAGTACATCAAACACGCCAAGACGTTCTTGTCTGAGAATACACCATTCACGGACTTCTTGCCAAAGAAAAAGGAGGCTGATCCGCAGACTTCGAGTGGGTCTAACCCCTTTGCCGAATATAAGGACGAATGAAGATGGACTATGGATTTTTGACACTGATTCAGAAGATCGCGCAGACATCCCTTGATAGGCAGGAGCCAAGACCCGGAGACTACGAGGTTGACGGTATTATCTACTGTGGAACCTGCGGAAAAGCCCGACAAGGATTCAAAGAGTTCTCATTGCCTACGGAAGAGAATCCTGACAATACCGTTCGGGTTAAGATGGGCTTTTTATGCGACTGTGACAAGGCGGAAGAGGAGCGGGAGAAAGCTGAAGAACAGAGAAAGAAAGACTTTGAGAAAATCGAAAAACTCAGGGCTGTCAGTTTGATGGATGAGCGAATGAAGGAATCCCGATTCGGCACGTTCGAGGAGACCAAGTACAACGCAAAGAACCTGAAGCTTTGTAGGCGGTACGTCGAGAAGTTCGACCAGATGATGGAGAACAATCAAGGGCTTTTGCTTTGGGGAGATGTTGGAACCGGAAAATCTTTTGCAGCTGCCTGCATTGCAAACGACTTGCTGGATCAAATGCACCCAGTAGTCATGACATCGTTTGTCAAGCTTATTGCCGCAATGGATGCCGACAGGTCAATCAGTGAACGGCTTATCAACCAGCTGAATGCTGCTGATCTGGTTATCTTTGATGACCTTGGAACAGAGAGAAGCACTGACACGGCACTCGAAAAAGTCTACAACATCATCGACAGCAGATACCGAAGAAAACGCCCCATGATTGTCACAACCAATGTGACGATGAATCAGATGAAAGAGGAGGCAGATCTTCGATACCGGAGAATCTATGACAGACTCTTTGAAGGCTGTTATCCAATGCAGTTCGTTGGACCCAGCTGGAGAAAAAAAGCGGCTGCAAGGTCGTGGGACGCAATGGCAAAGTTATTGGAGGATGACTAAATGGCAGAACCTATTTACCTGAAGATCGACCGGAAGGAAGACCGGGACATTGTTGCTACGATCCTGTACCGAAACGGGTACAGAGTTGAGCCGGCAAAGAAAAGGAACAAGAAGACGTATGAGTATTACGTCAAGTGTGAGCAGATTGAGAACTGCGAGTTCCAAGATGCTCAGATAGGAGACGAAACACAGGATGAAGGTTAAATTTACCATCCCTGGAGAACCCAAAGGGAAGGGAAGACCTAGGTTTTCCAATGGAAGAGCGACTACGCCAGAAGCCACCGCTTCGTATGAAAACCTGATTCAGCTGTACTACATACAGCAGTGCGGCAGGCATCCATTTGAAAAAGATGTTCCTCTTGATGTGAGAATCGTCGGGTACTACAGCATACCCGAAAGCGCCAGTAAGAAAAAGAAGGCCATGATGGCTGCTCATCTACTCAGGCCGATAAAAAAACCGGATGCAGATAACGTAGCAAAAATTGCTATGGACGCTCTCAATAAGCTTGCTTACCACGATGATGCTCAGGTAGTTGACTTCCAGTTCCGGAAGTTCTACTCACTCCGGCCAAGGCTGGTCATCACAATTCAAGAGTCAGCTCCTGTACGTGAGGTGCCTGCCGATGGGTAGAGAGCTTTACTTCGATGGCTGGTGGGAGGGAGACGCAGAGTTCTGGTGTGACTGCTGCGGCAAGACTGTAAAGTTCCGCTTTGACGATGAAGACAGTGCAAAAAACGCCAAAGGTCAGCGTGATGCCCTTCACAGGAAGCGGGGCTGGATATTCACAAAGGTGAATGACCAATGGGCTGATTTTTGCAGCGAAAGCTGTAGGAATAAATATATTCGGGAGCAAACACTGTAAAACGAGAAAGGAAGTAAATTATGAGCAAAGCAAACGAGATGATTCTTAGCCTGAATGAGGATACCTTCTCTGCACTGAAGAAGGACTTCGACGATGTTCTGAACAGAACCATCGGCAATATGCAGATGAAGGGCGCAAGCGATGCGACCATCACCTTGAAGCTGGATATTGCCATTACAAAGGGCATTGTCAATATCGACGGCGTGAACAGAGATTACAACAAGCCTTCTTTCAAGCATCAGGTCAACTCTGTCCTCCAGATTAAGGACAAAGCCACCGGTCAGTTGGCCGGTGAAATGGTTCTGGAATGGGATGACGATGCCGAGAAGTTTGTGCTCCGCCGTGTTGATGATGGTCAGACCAGCATCTTCGACGATGGGTATGAGACCTGCGACGATGATATCACCGATGTCAAAGGGCTCCCGGAGCCTACGCAGGACGATGAAGACCATGAGGCACACGACGCCAAGGGCGAAGATGCTTTTAACGTGATGATCGGGTTTACTGAGCGGAACCTCGTCATCGTCGAAACTGACGGCGTGTACACAGTACGTACAGCCGATACCAATGAGGTTGTCCTTTCTTCTGGGTGCGAGGATGGGAACCCCTTCAAAATTGACCCCGAGATTGCAGCAAAGCACGTCGGAGATCAGCTGTTCTGCTATATGTTCTCCGAAGACAGCAAGTACATCTCCGGCATTGCCATCGACTGCACGACCTGTGATGAAACCATCTTTATCATGAAGGTTCCGGAAGGCGCATCCTATGAGATTCCTGATGGGAACACCATTGCCGAGGAAGAAAAGAGTGGCAGCGCAGACGGTCAATTCACCGAATTTGACGGCGATTACGACTATGATTCCCCTGAAGAGGACGAGGAGGAGTAAACGTGCTCAATGAAGTGAATCTGATGGGCCGGCTGACGAAAGATCCCGAACTCCGGAGAACCGAAAGCGGTGTTGCCGTAACATCATTCAGGATTGCGGTCGAGCGCGACACAAAAGCAAAGGATGCCGAAAGACCTGAAACCGATTTCTTCGACTGCGTTGCGTGGAGAAGCACTGCTGAGTTCATTGAGAAGTTCTTTGCAAAAGGGAGAATGATTGTTGTCCATGGAAAGCTGAGGCAGAGGGGCTATACCACCAAGGAAGGAGAGAGACGCCAGACGGTTGAAGTCAAGGTCTCAAACGTGTACTTTGGTGACAGCAAGAAATCCAATGAGTCTGGTGATACAGACAGCGCTCAGTATGTCGATAATCCTTCCGAAAACAATTATGAGACAATCGAGGACGAAGACGCTCAGCTTCCGTTCTGATTAAGAGCGGCACCACAGGCTTACCACATGAGGTAGGACGGATGAAAATCCGCACCTACCTCACAATCAAAAAGCAGAAACTCCAACGTTCTAAGGCTTATAGAGAGATACAGGGGGACAATATGATAATCAAAATCAATACGCACGGAAATCCAGTCCCGGAATCGCACGGAGAATGGATTGACCTCAGAACTGCTGAGGAAGCAGATCTTGAGCCGCTTGAGTTCAAAGTGATTTCGCTTGGCGTATCCATGCAGCTGCCGGAAGGCTATTACGCAGAGATTGCCCCAAGGTCCAGTACCTGCAAGAACTGGGGCGTCATCATGGCGAACAGCATCGGCATCATCGAAAACACTTACTGCGGTGACGGAGATATCTGGGGATTTCCTGCTGTAGCAATTCGGCGCACGACCATACCGGCTGGAACCAGAATATGTCAGTTCCGGCTCGTGAAGAAAGCAGAGCGTGTTCGGTTTGAACCTGTTGAATTTTTAGGAAATCCTGACCGTGGAGGATTCGGGAGTACCGGAAAAATTTAATCGGGACGCCGCTTGGCGGTGCCACCGATCAGAAGAATAAAATGAGAGGTGGCACAGCTGAGATGGAGAAAACGCAGATTGATGTAGCATACGTTAAGCAAAGGCTTATTGCTTACAGAGAGTCCGACAAGTACATAGATAACCTGATCGAGCTGCAAGAGAGGGCCGAAGCACAGCTGGCCGGAATCGGATCTCCGGCCTTCTCTGATATGCCAAGGTTTGGAACACCATCCAGCCCCGACAGGTTTACAGATAAGATTGCTAAGCTCGATGAACTGAAGGCAAAGGTAAAAGACCAAATAGAGCAAAGAGACAATGAGCGGCACTACTTTGAGAAGCTACTGTCCAAGATAAAAAAAGCCAATCAGGTCTCTGTTATAGAAATGCGGTACTTCTATTCCATGGATTGGGAAGAAGTCAATAGCTCTATCTTCGGCCGGGAAATGGACTTCAATGACAGAGAGGAGTCATATTTGAGAAGGGTGTTCTACATACACGGTGAGGCTCTTGCGAAGATCGCTGACCTTATGATGGAATTCCCGGAATAGGAGAAATTATGATCTGCTGAGGCAATAAACCATATATGGTGACACATCTAATCGTTATAGACTGGTTTGCAATTACCAATATGAAAGTTCTGAGCGGGCAGATGTATTTGGAAAAATATTTTCAAAAATCCGAAAAAACATATTGACCTAGGTGGTAGGTCTGCTACGATACGAGCATCGAAAATAACACACAAACCTGTGAAGAAAGCTGAGTGATTACATGAATTGCAGTGAAGCTGTTGTACTCGATCTCTCTGAAATCAACGTTGAACTCAATCAGGATGAGCAGAAAATCTTTTCGCTGTTCCCCGTTGACCAGGGCGGAAAGAAGATGCTTGATGGCATGATCCTTGTAAGCTCTGACAATCACACGTATGTCGTTCAGAAACCAATTGGAAAGGCTCGCATGGCTATCGAAGAAAGAAAAGCAAGACCGATTGGCTGGAATGTCGATTTTCGCCGTGGAGCCGTGTTCTGAAAGGAGACGTCGGAAATGATGTACGTAGAACAGCGCGTGATTATTCCGGAACATCTTAGGTGCTTCTGTAACGAGCATGAGTTATTCACCAAGGGAAGCAGAGAAGACTTTGACAAGCTGGTCGGGGAAATAACTGATGATATCGGGAACCCGGCGAATGTAGATTCGGAGGCGATTGCAAACCTCGCGCTTGCTATCCTTGAGAAGTCCACAGCTCAACCCTACCGTGCGACGGATCTAATGAACGCACTGGTAAGACTATGCTATACGACTTTTGTAGCTGTCTGATAAATGCGAATGTATGCCTTGGCCTGGAAATCTCCTGGCGGTATCAGGATAGGCAAGCACGGTTCCAGTAACGTGCAGAAGGATGGTTCAATTCCATTTTCAAGGCTGGCTATACCGGCTGGTGGCAAAGTTGCCGACGACGTAAAAAGTGTCCCTGATGAAACTCAGGGCCAGCCGGATTCTATAAAGGAAGGAGGCAAATGTCATGAGAAAACAATTCTACAGAACTCCGATTGAAAACAAGGCAGAGGTTGTGAGCTGGACAGAACTCGATCATATTTGTTCAGCTTCAGAAAATGGCTTGAGATATTTTGGCAATCATATGGACGATGACTTCGACCGTGTGTACGCTCTTTTTGGTGGGCCGGGAGATCGGACAAAAAAGTTCTATTGTGTGCTGCTGTTCAGCTGACAGACCATTTCCGTGATCTCCTGAAAATGATTGCACGGCCTCATAGCTCAACTGGTAGAGCACCCGGCTCATAACCGGGAGGATGTGGGTTCGATCCCCAATAAGGCCACCATGCGGATGGCTCACGCACCGTTGAAATGATATATACGGAAACGAGCTTTCTGGTGCCGTGCTGCATCACGCATCAAGGACAAAATAATATTGTGGGCTGGCCCCGGCTTTTAATAGTACGAACGGATGCGATCTATGCAGAGGCGCAGGGCTGAAAAGTTCCGTGGTGTTCCCCCAGACAGAAATCCGTATCCTTGCGAGGCGATGGCAACCTGTTGAATGGATAGACGGAGTGGTTCTGGCAAAGCGTATGCTTTAGGCCGGAAAGTAGCGAAATGCGTGATTTCTGCTGGGAGGATACTGTGGGAAGAAACTTCATATATTCGCAAGATGGAGGACACAGAAAATGATTGATTACGCGCGAATAAATAATACCCTTGGGAAGATGAGATTCTATCTCTCTAGTCACGAGCATGTATGCGTAAGTGTATCTGGGGGGGGAGATTCTGATCTAATTGTGCATATGATCTGCACTCACTTCAGAGACCAGCTACCAAAGATTCATTTTGTTTTTGCTGACACTGGGATTGAATATCAAGCCACGAAGGAACACCTTGCTTACATAGAGCAGAGGTATGGTATTCAGATTGTCCGAGTCAAAGGAACTCCGATTCCTGCCGCTGTAAGAAAATATGGCGTCCCGCTAAAATCGAAGCAGGTGTCAGATTATATTCAAAGATTGCAGAAGCATGGGTTTCAATTTGAGGATGGAACAGTGGATGCTTTATGCGAAAAATATCCAGGCACAAGAGCTGCGCTTCGATGGTGGTGCAATGACTGGGGGGACAAGTCTCGATTCAACATAAGCTGGAACAAGGGCCTCAAGGAGAAACTTACGGGAGAAAAACTTTCTTTTCGGGTGTCTGCAATGTGCTGTACTTGCAGTAAAAAGAGACCGTTAGCGGATTATCAAAAGAGAGTCAATTGTGACCTGCTCATTACCGGAGAAAGAAAGTCTGAAGGTGGCGCTAGATCTGGCAGACACTCAAACTGTTTCGAAACAAAGTCCAATGGACTCGACCATTATATGCCGCTGTGGTTCTGGAATGATGAGACGAAACAATACTATGTTGAAGCGGAAAAAATTGTCCATTCAGACTGCTATACAGTGTATGGCCTAAAACGGACAGGATGCGTTGGATGCCCATTTGGAAGGAATATAGCGGATGAACTGCGAGTTATAAGTGAGCATGAGCCAAAGCTGTACAAGTTGGTTTGGTCTGTCTTCGGAAAAGCCTATGAATACCAAGGAATCGAGAAATGAGGAATACTGAACATGGAAAGAGACGTTCACGTCATGATAGATATTCCTGTAGCAAGGAAAATGCTTATTCTCGCCGGCTGGGGATATGATGAGATACGTTCTTCTACCGACATTGAGATATTCGAAAAAGTTCTGGAACAGATAGACTGCTACGGGGCTACATTTGAGATAGGAGGAAAGTAAATGAAAAGACCGTTGTGGGTTCAAAAGCTCTCTAATGCTCAGTTAAAGGAGATGATCTCCTATGCTGATGACATTGAGATCACCGGCAAAGTTCGATTCAACGAGGTGAAGAACATACTTATCGCATGGTACTATCAGCGAACTGGAATGGAAAGAGCGATTGCTTTTTGCGTTGATGTGTACAAAGAGGCAGCATTCAGATGGATGAAACAAGAAGACCGCACTTAACTCGCTGTGACACATGCGGCCACAACACCGTTTGCGGGTGGTTCGATCTTTATTATGAAAAGCTGTCGGACGAAGAAAACTTCATCAGACACTGCTGCGGATGCTGCTGTGGGGATGGCTCCAGATGCACCAGATGGAACGGGACGGGCGTTTTCTGCTCAAATTGGGAGGATAAGTCTGAACCGCTGATGGGATAACACATGATATTGAGCGGTTGCCAAACAGGTAAGGCACGGGATTTTGGTCCCCGTAATTGCCGGTTCGAGTCCGGCCCGCTCAGCCATATGGCGCAGTACCTAAGCGGTCATAAAGGCGCAGTCTTGAAAACTGTTGAGGGCGTATAGCCCACGGGGGTTCGAATCCCTCCTGCGCCGCCATAAAAACATACGGAGGGTTGGTATGGACAACTACATTATGCTCGATGGCAAGAAGATTCCTTTGACGGACGAACAGGTTAAGATGCTGAAAGATGTTAAAAACCCAAAGGAAGTAAAGAAAAGCCCGTTTGATAGGCAGCTAAATCGCCAATATTGCTATATTGGCGCTACAGGAATGGTTAAGCCGACATTTGATGGTTATTTGATATGCGACAATAATGCTTATTCTGTTGCTAACTACTGCACGGACGAGGGATTGATGAAGCAACGGTCGCTTCATGAAACCTTAAACCGACTCCTTTGGCGGTTTTCGATGGAGAATGGAGAAACGGATAATCCGTGGGACGGCCAAAATATACATTGGTTTATATCCTTTAGCTGTTACCGCGATGACTTCGATATCTCGTGGAATCAAATGGCTAAAGCAGTCGGACTGGTTTATTTCCCCTCAAAAAGTCTAGCGGCTCAAGCCATCGATGAAATTGTAAAACCGTTTATGAAGGAGCATCCTGATTTTTTGCCGTAAAGGGGTGATGAAAATGAAGCGAACCAATTACATCAGCTGGGATGAATACTTTATGGGTATTGCGACATTGGCCGCGATGCGTAGCAAAGATCCAAATACTCAGGTTGGGGCTTGCATCGTGAATGATGACAACATCATTGTCTCGACTGGCTACAATGGTATGCCAAAAGGCTGCTCAGATGATGAATACCCTTGGGAACGAACCGGGGAGGACACAAAGTATCCATTTGTGGTCCATGCTGAACTCAATGCGGTTCTGAATGCAGGCGGACGGGATGTTAGAGGCAGCCGAGTATATGTCACGCTGTTCCCGTGCAACGAGTGCGCTAAGGCCATCATCCAGAGCGGAATTAAGGAGATTATCTATAACTCCGATAAGTATGCTGATTCTATGGCTACACTTGCTGCCAAGAAAATGCTTGATTCCGCTGGCGTGAAATGTAGAAAGTTTGACCCCTGCGTAATCACACTCATGCGTCGCGGACACGACATCGGAAAAATCGGCGGTTTCGATATCCAATGCGGATTAAAGGAGGAAGCCGAATGAGCGAAATGGGCTCCAGCATGGCAAAGGAAGTTATGGACGAATACCGGAGAAGAAGCAGAGAACCCGAGGCCATTCCCGTTGTGAAGATTCAGGAAATTGCCATCGATATCGCCGACTATATCGATAATCCATATAGTCGGCGAATCATTGAGCGGATGGAGAGATTGCTCCGATTTGCTATGCTGAATACTCCGCTTGTGTGCTTGCCAAATGACTATGTTGACATTGAGCGCTCGATTGACGCTCCTGTTTACACAAGTCGGAATCTGCCTGATCCGCTTTCCATTGTCCAAATCGAGAAAATGCTTGATGAATTAGGGGTGTAATAGAGACGAAAGAACGTCGCAGCCTGGGAAGTACGCACAAGAGAACTGGGAGTTGCGACGTGGCTAAACTACCAAATAGTGCAGGGGAGCGTACAGACGGCGAGTGGTTATCGCCGTCACAAAATGCCGGATTAGCTCAGCTGGTAGAGTACCTGTTTTGTACTCAGGATGTCGCAGGTTCAAACCCTGTATCCGGCTCCACCGCATCGCCGTGGACATGCACACGCCGTTGCGGACTCCCTCTTCTGATATGTGTTTTCTTGTTTGACATTGGCGGCAGCTCTGCATGTGGAGCTGCCGTTACATATATGAGGATTGCAAAAAAATTTTTCAACTATCCGAAATTCTGCTTGACATAGGTTATAGGTAGTTTACGATACGAGCATCGGAAAACAACAAGAAAAAACCAAGAAGTCTATGAAAAAGGAAGAAATGGATATGAAAAAGTTCGATTTGCGCAGCATTATGAAAAAGGCTTGGGAAATCTATCGCAAGTATTCCGGACTGAAATTCGGTGAATGCCTCCGCCGTGCGTGGAGGGCTGTGAGAGTTCAGCCTATCAATGACGCCAGAATTAAGCTGGCTGCCTATGAAGCTGGTGTGACCGAGGAAGTCAACACATGGTATGGATGGAAGAAGCTGGGTTATATGGTCGTACATGGGAGCAAGGCATTGTTCGGTGCGACACTCATCTACGCAAGCAAGGGCGACGGCGAGATCTACAAGGCGAGCTTCTTCGGTGCATCTCAGGTGCAGCCGATTTTGGCTGCCTGAAAGGTACAAAAGGAGTGGAAAATATGAACGTAAGCTGGAATCCGATAGAAGAAATGGATGATATGAATGGCGAACACACTTGTTTTGTAAGAGAGTACATGGACGAAAACGGAAAATCTTGCTTCTGCTGGCTGACCCTAAATTCGCATGGTGGATGGAATGTCGAGACCGGAGAAAAAGGTTATCCAAGATCAATCAAAGTAGTTTCCGAATGCACTACGTTGAAAAAAGCAAAACGGTACGCTGAAATGAACGTTTTATGCTGATTCGGTTACATACGGAGCAGGCTGTATTGGCTATGGTTTTGGCCTACCTGACTCCATCAAATTAGGAGATGCGATAACATGGAAATGAACACAGAACATCTAACACCAGAAGAAATCCTTTCTGCCCTTAAGCATTGCATTGGAGATTTGGGAGAAGACGGTTGTGACGGATGCCCAAACGCGATCCCCGGCACCAAGGACAAACACGGCCTGTGTATGTGCAGGTTTAATATGAATCGAGAGATGATACGTTTCATGGAATCTGTCGTCGGAGGGAAGAAAGATGCGTAAAACCACTTTGGGAGATTTGCTGAACATCTATAACGGAGAGTACAGGGTATTCGCAAATAGCAATCCCACAGCTTTTTTGTTCAGCAATTTTACGAGATGCAGCAGAAAGGCATCAATGTGTATGGGCAAGATAGTCCACGACTTTGCGGCAGGTGATGGGCTGATTGAAATCTATATCATCTGCGACCCGAATGATCTCACAAAGGAGGTTAGATGAGGATATGAAGATTACAAAAAAAGAGTTCTTCAAAACGATGACCAGCAGCCTGACATACTTTGCTGGTGTCACAAGGAGACGTCTTCTGGAAGATGAGGTCTACTGCAAATTGGAAGACCTATTTCGGCCAGACACCTTTATTGATCTCAGAAGTTGCGCTGGTGAAGGCAAAGATTTGGCGTTTTCTGATGATAGCCACCTGAGTCTATATCCCGGATCGGAGTACGCAAGGTACGATTACTGCGGAAATTCCGTTCTGATGGTCACGTACCCAGAAGGCAAGACAATGTACTACATCATCAGAGCGGTTGACCAGGTGAATGACTTTAGAGAAAGGACATCGGATGCTAGATGACACGACTTATTGAAGGCAGGCTTTACCGAGTACGTTACGAAGGAGACTTGGTCGAGTTCGTTGAGTGCGATGAATTGGAAGATTTGCTCGTGTACGCAGCAAATAAAATCAGAAATGAGCGGCGATTGATTTTTTCCGTCAATGAAGTCCTGAATGATGGAAGGACACCAAAGGTGAGACTGCATACCGATAAAAAGTTCAAAAAAATTCAGAGGATCTTCCTTGAAATGCCGGAAGGCACGAAATGCGAAGTGGTCGAACAGGAATGCACGGCATGTGGCAAAAAGTTTCGAGTTATGTACTCCGAGGATGGAATAATTCGGTTCTTTGGAGACGAGTGCGCATGTGAAGCTGAATTCAGTCCCATTGGCCCATCCATTTCGGAATGGCTTGAGGAAGTTAAGGAAAAGGGCAGATGACCTGATGTACGCTGGGTTCTTTGAAGATGGCGATAAATGCCCCAAATGTAACAAAGGGTCATTCCATTACCCTGATGTAGAAAATTGCACTTGCCACATCAGTGCTCCCTGCGGTGCCTGTGAGAACAATCGGCTGGAATGTGATGTGTGCGGCTATCAGCCAGATGAGCCTGAGTACCGGTATCTGCCCGTAACCACCCCGGAATTTGGCGCATTCATCCTACAAAGGTTTGATAGGCCCCGAAAACTGGATAACTCAAGGATTGATTACAGAGTCAAGCAGCACACGGCATTCAGCCAAATTTGTGAGGGCGTTTATCCTGAATGGGCGACGAAGGAGGATGTTGAGCATAGGGTAAGGGGTTCCTTTGGCGGAAGATTCGAATACTTTCACGACGGAAAATTCAAGTATATCGCATACACAGACTGAAACGGATTTGTATTGGAGGGAGAAAAATGAGAGTTTTAAGGCAGGGGAAAGACATCGTAGCAGAGCAGGAATGCCCTAGATGCGGGTGCTTGTTCAGTTACAGCTTACTTAACGAAGTAGAGGCTGTTCAGTGTGGGGAGTCATCGAAGGCAGTAACACTTGTAAAATGTCCATTCTGCAGGCTGATGATTCCGTTACCGGATGAAGTGACTGACCGTATTTATAGATTTTGGGGAAAACATGGAGAGGAGAACTAGGAAAATGATTACGAAATGCTTTGAAATCTCTACGGCGCATATCTCGGAGGAAACTGCAGCTAAGATTCAACATGAGGTGGAACTCAATGAGATGATGCTGTCGGTCTATGAAAAAGATGGATATGGCTGGTGGATTTACCTCGGTAATATAGACAGCACGTCTGTATGGCGTATCCCGGACGACTTGTGGAATTTAATTTGTCTTGCAATTAAAAATGACTGTGACTGGCTTTGTCTTGACCGTGATGCGGAAATAATTGAGGAACTTCCAGCCTTCGACTGGTAGGAGATGCCACAGCTTGATGTGAAATGCGCAGGAAACCGAATAGGAGAATCACTATGAAACAGTTGGATTTGTTTGAAAAAATCATCGTAGACAACTTCGCTGGAGGCGGCGGGGCTTCCACAGGAATTGAACTGGCTTGCGGGCGGCCTGTGACTATCGCTATCAATCATGACCCGGACGCTATTCTGCTGCATAAGACCAACCATCCGTATACAGAGCATTTGCAGGCATCCGTCTGGGACGTTGATCCGGTAGAGGTATGCAGAGGACGGAAGGTAGGGCTGGCATGGTTCAGCCCGGATTGCAAGCATTTCTCCAAGGCCAAGGGCGCTGCTCTGGTAGACCGGAATATCCGGGGGCTTGCATGGATCGTCCTTCGGTGGGCCGGTACGGTGCGCCCGGACGTAATACTGCTTGAAAATGTGGAGGAATTTGTCACTTGGGGGCCTGTGAGAAAGGGCAAGCCTGTGAAAAGCAAGGCGGGACAGACTTTCCAGCAGTGGAAGCGCCAATTGAAGGATCTGGGTTATGCTGTTGAGCACCGTGTGCTGGTTGCTGCGGACTACGGAGCGCCTACCACTCGGAAGCGTTTCGTGCTGGTTGCCCGGTGTGACGGAAAGCCCATCGTCTGGCCGGAACGTACTCACGCACCCAGAAACAGCCCGGAAGTGAAGGCCGGAAAGCTGAAGCCATGGCGGAGTGCAGCAGAAATCATCGATTGGAGCATTCCGGGATATTCGATTTTCCAAACCAAGGAGGAGATCAAACAGAAATACGGGGTGACGGTAGTGCGACCGCTAGCTGAAAACACCCTGCGGCGGGTGATCCGTGGTGTGGACAAGTTCACGCTGAGAAGTGGAGAACCGTTCTTAGTGCCTACCGGATATGGAGAGAGGAATGGACAGGCTCCAAGGGTTCATGATATCAATGAACCGGTGCCAACGGTTGTGGGAGCGGGAAAGCATCAACTGGCAGACCCACTACTGGCACCATTTACAGCGACAAACACCAGCAACAGTGTTGGAGCACCGGCTTGCGACCCGGTACGTACTGTGACAACTGCCGGAAACCAGATGCTCATAACTCCGCATCTGGTCGAATGCAATCATTCAGGCGGCGGCCATATCGCTGACGCACGTGAGCCATATAAGACCATTACAGCCAGACATACCGGCGGCATCGTGGCTCCTACGCTGATCCAGTACCACACAGAACAAACAGAAAATGTCCGTGCGAACGGACTTGAAGCGCCTGTCAACACTGTGGATGCTTCCAACCGATACGGCCTTGTGAGTGCAAATCTAGTGGAGTATTACACTGCGGGTAGACCGCTGGACGTATCTGCCCCCATGCACACGGTGACGAGCCATGACCGCGAGGCTTTGGTCACTGCCAACATTGCCGAGTTCAAGGGACAGGACGTTGGGCAGGATTGCCGGAAGCCCCTGCGAACGATAACGGCCAGTGCCGGGGAGTTTGCAGTTGTGCGAGTTACGCTAAGCCAGACAGGCGGAATGGGATTCTGGCCGCAGGTGCGGGAGCTTCTGAACCGATTTTGTGGGTACAATCTGGCGGACAACGAATGCTTGGTGCTGATGATCGGCGGCGTTGGATATTACATCGCAGATATCACATTGCGAATGCTGACGCCCAGAGAGTTGTATAACGCCATGGGATTCCCACCGGACTACCAGATCGAGCGTGATTATCTGGGCAATGCTTACCCTAAGTCCAAGCAGGTAGCCAGATGTGGGAACGCGGTATGTCCGCCGATGGCGGAGGCCGTGGTTAGAGCCAATCTGCCAGAGTGGTGCGGGAAAAAGATTGGTACGATGGACGACTTGAATAAAGTAGTAACAGCGTAAGTAAAAATTTAGGAGTGAAGAAAATGGACATACTGAGCATATCGAAAGAGAAAGGGAAAGCTGTCATACAATTCGATTCGCCGGAGGTTGTGGAGTTGTGCAATGCGCTGTACGAAGCAGAAAAAGTATCGGATAGATGCTGTAACACGTTCTACGAACTTCTGTATGGTCTGATGATTACTATGGACTTGAGCCAATATGGACACATAGACAGCTTCCGGCTCGACCGCATGGTCGAGTGTAGAGACAGAATCAAAGGGGATAAAGATGCTGAACAGAAAAGGTAACGTTATGATTTCCAAGTTAAGATGCGAGGAAGGCTGTATATGAGATACGAAGTTACTGAGGTTTGTCCCAACTGCGAATCTGAGGTCACTATGCTATGGAACGTACACGAGGACGGCTATAAAGCATTCTGCCCTCACTGCGGGAAACGGCTCATGCTCTGCGATGAATGTCTTCACAGAGACGGCGGGGGAGAATGCGACTATAACTCCAAGACAGATAGCTGCATGTTCAATGCAATATGAAGCAAAATGGAGAGGCAGATAAATGCCTCTCCATTCCCATGCTTATTTTACCTCAGCGTTTACGATCCACGCTGTGTTATGAAAGCCGTACCCGTCGTCAAATGCCATTGAGAACTGACCGCTTGGATCTTTTACTGCGAACGCCACATAGACCTTTGCGCTCATATCGGGCTTTATTTCCCTGATGTCAAAGATATTGGTGTACCCTTCCAAAAGGTCATCAACGCCGTAATCGGCTTCTCTCGTAAGGTAATCATTTTGATAGCAACGCATTTCATGTCCGACAAGACTTAGATCGAGCACTTCAGAATTTGTGTTCTTGATTGTGAATTTGAAGACTACCCACGGGCCATCCCAAGTGTACTTCTGGGCTATGGTATCTATGCCATCAAAGGTCAGACTGTATTTTTTAAGATCCGCAGTTTCTCCCGAACTGGTTGCTGTAAAGCTCTCGCTGTGGTTGAACGAAGTGCAGAACGTATATGGATCGCTTGACACCTCGTCCGAACTTACAGTCCAGCTGCAATCTCCATAGAAAATTGTGAAAGATTTCCAGCCTGCATTTACCTCAAAATTGAACGGTGCGACAGCATACATTCCACCATCGAGTTCATAGCTCTGGTATTCCTTCACGCCGTCTTCCTCAAAGAGCATATAGTCTGGGATGTCCTCGACCTTGATCGAATCAGCATATGCGGACACTTTTCCTTTGCTGAACGACTGAAGTTTCCCTCCTGCATTATGAACCTCAAAGAAAGCGTAAACAACTTCGTCTCCTTCTGGGATGTCAACATTTACACCCATAGAATTTGTATGGATGTTGCTTCGCTTCACATAGGACAGTGCAATCTCCAAGTCACCTACGGTTACAACGTCCCCAACCTTCAAGTTAGTTGTTGGTGCAGCCGGGGTCGTCTCTGCCGACTTGTTTAAGGAGGCGCTATCCGTTCCCGCTCCGCTTGCTGTGGAATGATTAGGCGATGTACCGTCTGAACTGTTATTTCTCCCTGCAAATGCGCCAATCAAAACAAAGCATAAAAAAGCAATCAAAACAGTTTTTAGGAATCCGTGCTTCTTTTCCTTTCTGGTGGTTGGCTGATAGCGTGCATTATCTTTACGATGAGGCTCCTGCATACTGCTTTCGCAAACGTCGCTTTGAGTACGGGTAAAATCGTTCGGATACATCAATCTGTACTTTGAAATTGCCTTTTCTGCATTGTATGCACTTGCGGATAAGGCGCTTTTAATGCCTATCTTCGATGCACAATCTCTGCAAATGAAGGTGTGCCCAAACAGCTCGAACTTGTCTTTAGTATTAAACGAGCCATCGGATACGATTCGGTTGCAGATTACACACTTCGCCATGGTTTATCCCTCCCGGTTCTTGTCATGTAACCATATTATCACAACGCTTGAGCAATGTAAATGTTTGGAATAGCCGTATCCGAGAAAAATAAAATGCACAATATTCGCACATGAACTCATGGAAACCCATGTTTTTTCATTGAACCTGAGCCATAAAGCTGGTAGGATGTAGGCTGTCCAAAAGAAAAATGAAGCGGGGCTGAAAGGGAGCCTCGCTTCGTGCATTTTAAGCATCGCTTATGCGCTGCGCAGGAGGTAACTATGGCAAAGAGAATCGAATATTGCCAGATGAAAGCCGGCGACGTCAAAACCGGATTCGGTAATCCCAGAAAGATATCAAAGGCCAAGATGGAGGAATTGGAAAGAAGTCTTCAGGAAAACGGTGACTTCGGTATTTTCCTGATTGATGAACAAGACAACATCATCGGCGGCAACCAAAGGCTGAAAGCCATTCTGAAAATCTGGGGGCCGGACACGGTGCTTGACTGCAAGCGCCTCATTGGCTACTCCAAATCCCAGCTGAAAGCAATCAATATAAAAGACAACACCCATGCTGGTGAATGGGACTTGGATGCCCTCGCAGATTGGCAGGCTGACCTGCACCTTGATCTCGGCCTTGAGATGAAGGAGCTGGCTCCGGAGGAACGAGCCATTCCGGAGATGGAGCTTATCCACTATGAGAAGTACAACTTTGTTCTGATTTGCTGCCGGAGCGAGCTTGACTACAACGACCTTATCCGCAAGCTCGGTTTGGAAGATAAGAAGATCAAGATTGCCAAGACCAGAAAGATTGCAGCCAGGGCTGTGTGGTATGAGAATATCGCAAACCAGATTTCTGAAAAGAAGGAGGAGCCGGCGGATGAATAAGCGCATCTATCTGGCATCACCACAGATGCTTGGTAATGAGTACAAGTACATGGAAGATGCCATGAAGTCCAATTGGATAGCCCCCCTCGGCCCTTATGTGACCAGATGCGAAACTATGGTCTCCGAAATGCTTGGCGTGAAATGTGCTGCGGTTTCCTCCGGAACTGCTGCCCTGCACCTGGCAATGATCGCTCTTGGCGTAGGTCGTGACGACATTGTATTTTGCTCAGATATGACATTTGCTGCCAGCATCAACCCGGCAGTGTACCAAGGTGCAACCCCGGTGTTCATCGACTGTGACAACGTGAGCAGAAACATGGACTCCGTTGCTCTTGAAATGGCATTTGAGAAATACGGTACGCCGAAAGCGGTTGTGGTCCCTCACCTGTATGGATGTCCAGCAGACCGTGAGGTTTTCAAAATCTGCGCAAGACACAGCGTCCCTGTTGTTGAGGATGCTGCTGAAGTTATGGGCGCTTTCTACAAGACAGAGGGCAATGACATCTACGCCGGAACCATTGGAAGGTTCGGCGTTTTTTCTTTCAATGGGAACAAGATCGTCACCGGCTCTACCGGCGGCATGGTTCTGTGCTCTACTGATGAGGAAAAGGATAGATTTGTTCACTTGGCAACTCAGGCGAAAATTGGCGACCCGTATGTCTACTTACACCGCGAGACCGGATACAACTACCGCATGAGCAATCTGGTGGCGGCTATCCTGTGCGCTCAGATTGAGAATCTGGATGACAAGATTCGGATGAAGCGAAAAATCTACACCATGTACGAGAGCTGCTTGAATGGGCTTTACGGGTGTGTGATGCTTCCTGTCCCGAATGATAGGGTGTCCAATTATTGGTTGTCTTGCCTTGTTACAGAAGACAATACCGGTGAGCTGGTCGAAGACCTCGTCCTGCAGCTGGATAAGCAGCAGATTCAGACTCGCCGTGTGTGGACACCGCTGCACATACAGCCTGTCTTTGACGGTTGCGACTTCATTACGGCTCAGAAGGATACGCCGAACTCCATCGACTTTTTCAAGCGGGCTATCTGCATCCCAAGCGACACAAACATGACTACCACAGACCAGATACGAGTCATCAAAGAGATCTATGGGATTGTCAACGAATTCTACTGGAGGAAACGCAATGCTGGAAAATAAAGTCGTCCTTGTTACAGGGGGCACTGGGACATTCGGCAATGCGTTTGTTTCCAGAATCCTTGATACCGAAGTAAAAGAAATTCGTGTATTTTCGCGTGATGAGCTGAAACAGGACAATATGCGGAGAAAGTACCAGACTGACAAGATCCGCTATATCATCGGAGATGTCCGTGACATTCGGACGGTTGAGCCTGCTGTAGATGGTGTAGACTACATTTTTCACGCCGCTGCTCTGAAGCAGGTGCCCAGTTGCGAGTTCTATCCGGTGGAGGCTGTGAAGACCAACATACTTGGAACTGAAAATGTTCTGGATGCTGCAATCAGGAATCATGTGAAAAAGGTTGTTGTCCTCAGTACAGACAAGGCTGCGTATCCCATCAACGCCATGGGAATCTCCAAGGCCATGATGGAAAAGGTGGCGGTCAGCAAGGGCTTGTACCAGGATACCACTACGATTTGCCGTACCCGTTACGGCAACGTCATGTGCTCCAGAGGCTCCGTCATACCTCTGTTTGTCAACCAGCTCCGGGAGGGGGCAGACTTAACGGTCACAGTACCGGAGATGACCCGGTTTATGATGACCATAGAAGATGCTGTCGAGCTTGTTCTGTACGCATTTGAACATGGCCGACAGGGCGAGCTGTTTGTTCAGAAAGCGCCTGCTGCCACCATCGAAACGCTTGCCCATGCAATCATTGAACTGAACCACGCCAGCTCAAAGGTGAAGATTATTGGCAACCGGCATGGCGAAAAGATGCACGAAGTTCTGGCAACTGCAGAGGAAATGGCGGTTGCATGTGACATGGGCAACTATTTCCGGATTCCCCCTGACCGCCGTGGCCTGAACTATGATGCGCACACCTACCTGCCGCAACTGAAAGTAGATACGGTTCCTCCGTATTCCAGTGACCGCGCCCACAGACTCACGGTTCAGGAGATGCAGGAACTGCTTCTGAAGGCGGGAGGTGTCTTGGTATGAGGCATCTATTTGTTGTTGCCCATCCAGATGATGAGGTTCTTGGAGCGGGAGCGTTCATCTTCGACGCGACCAGAAGGGGCGACGTATGTGGTGCGGTAATCATGAATACCTGCGATATGACCCGATATGAGGATGACAGGAGCAAGATTCTGACGGATCTTGAAAACTCACATCGGGAAATTGGCATCACAGAGCGCTATCTATATAACCACGAAGACGGAAACTTCCACTTAGAAGACCATAGGCGAATGGTACAGGAGATAGAAGAGGCTATTAGGCAGTTTCAACCGGATTGCGTGTTTACACACCATCCTTCTGACAATAACCAAGACCACATAGTCGTAGCTCAATCCTGCATGGAGGCGTTCCGGATTTGGCAGCGGGGCAGAGATAGAAAACATCATCCTGCCTTCTGTCCGTTTAAGGCACTGTATACCATGGAAGTTCTGTCTTCTACAGATTGGGGTATAAGTCCATCCACAAATCCTTTTACGCCGAACACGTTTGTAGGAGTCAGCGCCTCAGCAATCGGTGCAAAGATCAGAGCGTTGAAGTGCTATGAAAATGTGATTCGTGAAAGCCCTCATCCAAGAAGCTTTGAGAACATCCGTGCGCTTTCCACTATTCGCGGAAGTCAGGGCGGTTATACCACGGCTGAAGCATTCCAGTGCATTTTTAAGAGAGGTATTTGACCATGGAAAAGAAGACACTTCTTATAACTGGCTGTGGCGGGCATTTCATGGCTGATACCATCGACTGCCTCCGGAATCAGGATGTTGAGTTTGAAATTATCGGTGTTGCATCCGAACCAGATCCCTTCATTATTCCGCTCTGCGACCAGTACATCAAGGTTCCGAAGAGCACCGCTCCCGGATACATTTATCTCCTGCTCGATCTGTGTAAGAGGCACCATGTTGATGTCCTGATCCCTACAATCGACAATGAAATCTTACCGCTGTATTCAATGCGGGAGAAATTCAGGGAGATTGGCACGATTGTGTCCGCAGATTGCGCAGGGCGGTACGGCTCTGATAAAATTGCTTTCGTAGAAAAGCTGGAGGAGCTTAACCTCCCGCATCCGAAGTACAAGGTGATATACTCTACCCAGGAATTCATGGATGCTGCAAGAAGCATTGGTTATCCAATGAAGAACATCTGCGCAAAGCTTGCGGACAAGGCAGGCAGCAGGGGAGTCCGCATCATCAGACCGGATGCTTTCTCCTACAGCCAGTTTGAGAATAAGAAGCCTACGTCCAAATTTGTTGATCGCAGCGCATTCGCCGACACGTTGGAATGCAAGCCGTCCCAGACGCCTGTATTACTTCAGGAGTATCTTCCGGGCGATGAATATTCTGTTGACCTGCTGGCCGATCACGGCAAGGTGATTTGCGCAACCGGTCGCAGAAATATCGTTATTGACAACAGCATCCCAATGGAGAGCGTTCTAGAATGGAACGAAGATGCTATCACAATCTGCAAGGTGTTTGTAGAAAAGTGCGGCCTCGATGGGAATATAGGATTTGATTTCATCTTTGATGAGTACGGAAACCCTATACCCATTGAGCTGAACGCAAGGCTGACGGCGACTATCAGCTTGTCTGCATACGGCGGATACAACATGGCCTATTGGCAGGTTCTGCGATTGCTCGGAATGGAGCTTCCGCCGATTCCAGAGCTGAGGAATGGCTGTAGAATTATACGCCGGCTGTTTCCTGTATTCTTTGACGAGGGCGGGGAAGCGAGGCCGTTTCAATGAGTGAATTGACTTTCGGCATCTACATTCCCAGCTACCGTCGAGCTGAAACCTGCTGCGCACATAAGCTTTTGGAGTACGGAACATATGTTGTCCGCAAGTCTGAGGAAGCGGCCTACAAGGCAAGAGACCTTTCCCCCTGCACAGTATGGGGAGTAGATGATGACCTTATCGGCGGCCTCACAGAAGTAAACCAGTGGCTTATCGACAATGCGCCGGAGGATATCATCTGCATTTTGGATGATGATATCAGGCACTTCTACTATCGGCTGGATGAGACTGAGGATATTACAGATCCGGCTATCTGCACGATGGAGCTGGAAAGGTTTGCTCAGCTTATGGCCGACCTGAATGTTGGATTTGGCTGTGTAGACTCAACGTCGGCTATCTGGAACTATGACGGCGCATTCGCTTTTAAGGGAACAGCTGGCTCTACTCGCTGGGTCAATCGGAACAAATTCAAGGCCAAATGTCTGAAAGAGGTCGAACACAACTACGACCTTGATGTGGTGCTTCAGGAACTTCTCTATAACCGAATAGTCCTGAAGCCAAGGTACTTCTGTTCCAAAGGCTCCACGGATACGCTTGCAGGCGGTGCTTCCGGGAAACTCCGGGAGGATCAGGTTGCTACAATTAACCTGATGCGCAATAAGTGGGGAAAGTATTTCGATTACGACTTCAAGCACAATAAGCCAACCATTCGCGTGGAGCGATAGACATTCTGGATTTCAGCAGACTCGTTTGTTAGAAAGGAAACATGGACATGAATTGTAACTGTGAAAGCTGTGTAAGACAGGATTCGTGCGACTTGTACATTGAAAGCAATGGCAACCCGAACAGACCCGGCCCTTGTATGTGCAAGACTTGGTATGACAAGGATGGAAACCTTGATAACAACACAAAGCGTTACCTCAACCACGAAGAACTGCGCTAAGCGGCCACACGAAAAATTTTTCTGGAATCCGATAATCAGCTTGACCTAGGTGGTAGGTGTGTTACGATTACGATACTGGATATGCTCCAGAAACGTAATCGAAAGGAATGGTGTAATTGGGATACCAGATGACCACAAAAAGCGGGAAGAATTTCTTTGAGATTGCTTCCCTCATCCAGAAAGCAGTTCGACGAGCGGACTACCAGAGAGCGGGCTACTGTGCGAACGAGCTGATCGACAAGTACAGTAACTATCTTTGGAGGAAGCTCTTCATCATCAGTGCAGAAGATTGCTTCGGCACTGTGACGAAGAAAATCATGGAACTGTATCAAATGAGCCGTAAGCACACAGAACTGAATAAGACACTGACGAGCATGGCGGTAATCATTCTATGCCAGTGTCGGAAGAACAAGGACGCTGACTACTTCGGATGCAACTTTATGCACTCGGAGGAGCCAGCGCCGATTGCTTCTATCAAAGAGTACGTCAACAGCTCTGATACCAGATTGCTCAATGACAGCTTCTTTTTCTTCGGAAGCGGGACATGCAGCGGAAACGGCCATGACATATATGATCTTGGGAATGCTTTGGATATAGCGATTCTCAGAAAAGATTTTACGATGGCCGGATATTGCGCCAATGAGCTGATGGAGGCAGATAGCGATTTTCTGTGGGGTACGCTGGCTGATATCAGTCATGTGTCATTTGACGGCGAGCTTACTGAGGAAATCCTTGCTTTGATAAAAGCTGACTCGCTCCAGAAGGAGAAAGAAAAGATTTTCCCCGGTAAAGCAATTTCGCTTCTCATGCAAAGTCTGACAGATCATGAACAAGGGTTCTTTGAATGGGATTATGAAAAAGCCCCGAAGGTTATTCCAGTTCAGGTGTTTGACGGTTTTGACATCGAAGAATGTGTCCTTCCGGGAGATGAAATCCCTGACTGGGTGTTCTCGTGGCACACATCGAAAGGAAAATGGATGGGGCGTGATTGCGTCGATTCCATCATTGACGACCAGCTTGCTTTGACCCCGCTGCAAGAAGCCTTGTTTGACCGATTCGACTGGGCGTACCATATCGACCACGCCTTGGACAGGCACAATCCGAAGAACCGGCCACACGTCGGTATCGACTGGAGCAAGGTCTACCAGGCTCATGGAGGCCGATGATATGGAGAGCAAAAGCGATGCGGTCAGGAGGCTCGTCAGCATTGGGGCATGGAATGAAGCTTTGGCAATCGCCAAGTCGTTCAGGCTGGGTATGACAAAAGAACAACGCAGTGACATTGTCAGAGCGCATGAGTGTGCGCATTATCCTGATTTCTATAGAGAAGTAGGGTATGATGTTAACGCCCTCATTCGCAAGGGCATCGATGTACTTGTGATGTTGTACGGATAACCGATAGAGTTCAACAGCCTGCGCCTCCGCATGGAAGCGTGGGCTGTTCCTATATAGAAGGTGGTGAAATCATGGCTAGAAATCCGAAGCAGGATGCCAATTTGAAGCCCTATAAGAAGGGGGAGCTTAGCAGTGAAGAGGCCAAGAGGCGTGGCAAACTTGGCGCTGCGAAGTCTGCTGAGGTAAGACGAGCCAAAAGAGATGCCAAGAGTGCCATTGGCTACCTGCTTAACCTGGCCGCGAAGGGCAATCTTGATAAGAACCTGAAGGATCTTGGAGCTGACGAAGTAGAGCGCACTAATATGCAGGCTCTACAAGCCAGAATCTTCACGATGGCTATGAGCGGCAATCTGGAAGCCTATAAGGCACTTATGGAGTACGGCGGCTTTGCCCCAGATCAGAGCCTCAAGGATGAAGAGAGAAAAGCGAGAATCAAGGCTATCTCCGAAGGCGGCAGGTCTGACACAATCGTGTCCAGCGGTGAAGACGGGGAAGGCGGAGGCGTCGTTATTTATATGCCCCAGCTCGAAGAACTTCCTGACGAGGAAAAAGAGGGAACTTCAGAAAGCAAAGAAAGCCCCGCCACATAGCCGCCATGAAGCAACTTTACAAAGAAAAGCGCGGCGTTGGAGGTGTAATTGATGCCTACTGTGCTGAAGCCACAGCGTGGCCCACAAGAACGCTTCATGGCTACAGCGGCAGACATATGCATCTATGGAGGAGCAGCCGGAGGCGGTAAGACATATGGCCTTTTGATGCAGCCGCTTCGATATAAGGATGTTTCCGGATTCGGCTGCACGATATTCCGAAAGAATTTCAATCAGATTTTCAGCCAGGGCGGCTTGTGGGACGAAGCCGCCAAAATGTACAGTCAGATTCCCGGAGCACATCCGAGAATGTCTTCCTATAGCTGGCTGTTTGATGATAAGAAAGGAAACGCTGTATCGAAGGTTACGTTTGCCCATATCGAACGAGATCAGGATTTGGACAGATGGCAGGGTACGCAGATTTGCGCCATTGAGTTCGATGAGCTTACTCACTTTTCCGAAAAAGCGTTCTTCTATATGTTGTCCCGTAACCGTAGCACTTGCGGTGTGAAGCCGTTTGTACGGGCTTCCTGCAACCCGGATGCTGACAGTTGGGTTGCGAAGTTCATTGAGTGGTGGATAGACCAAGACACGGGGTATCCCATTTCGGAGAGAAGCGGGAAAATAAGGTATTTTATTCGCCGGGAAGAAAAGCTCTATTGGGCTGATACGCGCAAAGAACTGTGGGAGCGGTTCAATCTGAAAACTGCAGAAGAACGCGAGGAACCGAAATCCGTTACGTTCATCATGTCCAGACTTGAGGACAACAAGGAATTGCTCCGCGTGAATCCCGGCTACATGGCAAACCTGAAGGCGATGTCTCTCGTTGAGAGGGAACGTCTTTTGTATGGCAACTGGAAGATCAAAGCAGCAGCCGGTCTCTATTTCAAGAGATCTCAGCTTGGGAATTACTTGGAGATACTTCCGGCAGATATCGTCCAGTACGTAAGATGCTGGGACTTAGCCGCCACAGAAGAAACCGTAAATGGTGACGCGGCCTATACGGCTGGTGTTCTTATGGGGAAGCGCAAGAATGGAAGATACGTCGTCATTGACGTTGTAAATAAGCAAATGTCCGCTGCGGATGTGCGAAATACCATCAAACTGACAGCTCAGCTCGACAGAGCTAAGTACAAGCGTGTCCGTATCCGATTGCCGAAAGACCCTGGACAGGCTGGCAAAGAGCAGGCGGACTCCTACATTAAGTTCCTGTCTGGATTTGATGTTACCACTGTTGCCGAAACAGGCAGCAAGGAAGCAAGAGCCGAACCTATGGCAGCTCAGTGGCAGGCAGGTAATTTCGATATCATGATCGGTGATTGGAATGAAGAATATCTGCTTCAGCTTGAAAACTTCCCATCCGGTAAGTTCAAGGATATGGTGGATGCTTCCGCAAATGGTTTCGCAGAGATTGAACTTAGGGCGCAGTTCAATTTGAACAATTTGATTTAAGATAAAGAGCAGGAAAGGGTGCAAACGACAATGAACGATACGCATAAAGACCAGCTTGACCGTATCACACGGTATGCGGACATCATATTGAAGCAGACCGGGAAGGCCGTTCGCCCTTTTCGTGAGGATGGCTGGGTCAACCTACTGAATAAGTATGGTACTACGAGGGATACGTCCGAGCAGTACCACTTTGTTGAAGAGGCTGCTGTCCCGGATGACCTGCTTGAGACCATCTACGAGGGTAATGGTCTATTTGCAAGAATCATTGATACTCCGGCTGAGGAAGCTGTAAAGCACGGATTCAAGCTGAAGAATGTCAACGACCACTGCATTGAGGACTTCTATATGTCAGCTCTTGATGAGCTGGACTGGGATGAAGTTGCCACGACTGGAATTAAATGGGCAAGACTCTTTGGCGGCGCTCTTGCTGTCATGCTTATCAATGATGGCAGACAGCTCGATGAGCCTGTGGACTGGCGAAATATTCAGTCTATAGATGATATCCGGGTCTACGACCGCTCTCTTATCCAGCCGGACTATTCGAGCATCTACTCGCGTGATCCGAGAGACCCGTTTGGAAGCCGTGGAAGCCGTCTTGGAAGACCTGAGTATTACATCGTCTCCAGTATTTACGGAACCTTCACCGTTCATGAAAGTCGCTGCCTTGATTTTTGCAACGGCGTCCTCCCTGAAAGAGCAAGCTCAAGCATCTACCAGCTTTGGGGTATGCCGGAGTATGTGCGTATCAACAGAGCGATTCGTGATGCTGAGGTTGCCCACGGAAGTGCTGTAAAAATGCTGGATAGATCTGTGCAGCCGGTCTATAAGATGAAAGATTTGTCTATGGAACTGGCTACCGATGAAGGCGAGAACCGGGTTCTCAAGCGCCTTCAGGCGATAGACCTTGCCCGTGGCATGATGAATACTCTTGTTGTTGACAATGAGGGTGAGGAATACGACTTCAGGACATTCCAGTTCGCTGGTGTCTCTGATGTTGTTGATGTCACCTGCAACTACCTGTCTGCTTTGACCTGCATCCCGCAGACAATCTTGTTTGGCAGGGCAATCAGCGGCATGAGTTCAGCCGATAATACCACGATGGAGAACTACTACAACATGGTTGATCGGATTCGCAGACGGATGCTCAGACCGAACCTGCGGTATCTGCTTGCAGTCATTTTTCAGGCTGGCGTTGCAACAGGCGAGATTGAGAAAGTCCCGCCAATCAACATTGTATTTGATTCGCTGTGGTCTTTGACTGAGGCAGAGCAGGCAGACCTCGATTTGAAGAGGGCGCAAATCAAGCAGACGAATGCCAATACATCCATGGCCTATATGGGTCAGCAGGTCGTTTCTCCCGAAGAAGTCAGAAAGAGTCTCGTAAAGGCCGGAGACTTTGAAATCGACACCACATTCGATGATGACGATATGAACGAGGAGGAAATGAACGAACTCATCGAGAAGATTCAGAGTAACGGTGGCTTTGCACCTGCTCCTGGTGGCGATTCTCCTGATGCTGCACCTGCCGCCACGAAACTCCCCCAAGACATGACGGATCAGGAGGTCGCATCCGCCACACTGGCAAGCCAAGAAAGCACACAGCAACCTCCTACAAGCCCGGAAAACCAGGAATATGACGAGGAAGGTATATCAACTACCCAGAGCGAAAACCACGGCTCAGTAGGTGTTCTAGTCATAAAGGACGGCAAGGTTCTGGTTGGCATTCGGAACAACGATTCTGGGAACGGCTTGATTTGTGGCCCCGGCGGTCACATTGAAAAAGGCGAGACTCCTGAATTTGCCGCTGCCAGAGAAACGTCCGAGGAGTTCAGTATCATCCCCAATGAGCTTATCTTCATTGGCCGTGGCGAGGCAGAGCCAGAGGAAGGGCTGGAGCCGTACATTTACCTCTGCACCGATTTTGACGGCATTCCGAAGACTGACGGCGAAGAAATGACCGATGAGGAATTCTTGTCTCTGGAAGACCTTGAAAAAGCATCTGCCTCTCTGTTTGCCCCGTTTGCCTATAGCCTGAAGGTTTTGAAAAAAGAGCTTGGCTTTCGAGTAGATGGCAAAAGAAGGGCAAAACGGAAAAATGCGGATTCAGCGAAAAATACCCTTGACAATACTGAAAAACAAGTTACGATAAACGAAAAGAACTCCACAGGAACCAATGCAGATGGTGCTCCAGTAGGAAATCAGAATGCAAAAGGGCCACACAAAAAGAGTGGAGGAAAAGGCTATGTCGTATCAGCAAAGGAACGTAAGAAACTGAACGAGAGGTTCAAAGGTGTCAAGTCTTCGAAGGGAACTGTCGTGAAAGAGTTCTCCGACCATGCTTTTGACAGAGTTGGAGGAAGAGCGATTTCTGCTGGCAGAATTCAAAAGATGCTTGACTCAACTGATACAAAGCCCGATAAGAGTCTGCCAGATAGAACGTTGTATGACTTTGACGGAAGTCGTCTCGTCCTTGCTGACGATGGAACAATCGTAACTGTTATGTGGATTTGGAACAAGAGGAAGAAATAATGGAAAATATTTTTGAGGATGCCCTGCGAGATTTGACAGAAACACAAATTGACTTCATCTGCAAAGAGTTTGAAATCACCAAAGATGAGCTTTTCTCCGAAAGCGAAGATTCCATTGGAGAAATGTACGACGCTCTGTGCGACATTGAAGTAGCAGAGGTTCCGGTCAGAAATGACGAAGAAGAATCTGAACGCTGCAAGGTCGTGAGTTCAATTGTCACCGTCTTAGGAAATGCGATTGCGGAGTCAAGCGGATATTTTGACGACGAAGATTACTGAATTGCATATCAAAAAGCAGAGCGTGAAGGGGTGACAGTATGAAGGCAAGGTATATTGGTGAGAGTGATCCTCTGAAATTGCTTAACGGAAATGTCTACGATGTGATTTAAGTCGATGAAAAAGTTGGCTGGTATCGAGTCGTAGACGAGACTGGCAAGGATTACCTGTTTCCGCCTGAAAGTTTTGAAGTAGTAGAGGAAGACTTCGATGGTTCAAAGTAATCCGGTGATGCAATATAGTTGAATACTGAAAAGCAGAGCACCATTTTGATGCCCTGCTTTTTTCATCCCTATTTCAAAGGAGAATGCTGCATGGCTAAGAATGTCTCTGTAAAAACTGCTGAAACACTGGACGTACCCCTGCGGATTAAGGCGTGGCCGTTTTATGACATGACGCTTGATGATGAGCAACTTGTCTTTGCGAATGCGGTCTGGAGTCCCGACATTGATATTGTCTTTTGTAATGCAAAGGCCGGCTCCGGCAAGACCACCGTTGCTACTGGCGTTGCAAAGATGCTGGTGGATTACAAGAGATTCAGCAAAATCATCTACATTATGTCGCCATGTGGAGACAGAAAGCAGGGCTGGCTGCCTGGAACCATCACAGAAAAGAGCAGCGTTTACTTTGAAGGCTTCTACCAAGCGTGTGTCAACTGCGGAATCAACCCGACGACTGACTTCAACACAAACAGCATGGTCAACCAGAAGGAGGGCACGGGGTACATTACCTGCATTACCGACACCTACATCAGAGGCTCCAACTTCGAGAATGCAGTTGTCATCATTGATGAGGCGCAGAACTACACCGTACAGCAGCTGAAGACCACGCTTACCCGCGTGAAAGACAATACGAAAATTATTGTAATCGGTCATGACCAGCAGTGCGATTTGGAACGTCCGGGGCAAAGTGGGTTCTTGGTGTATATGGATCATTTCAAAGGAAAACCAAAGGCGGCGACATGTCAGCTGACAACTAACCATCGTGGCTGGGTGAGCCAGTGGGCTGACGAATTATCTGTGGATTCCTTCTGAAAAAGGATACAGACTGCTTTGTCGGAGCCGTTTAGGCTTATCACGATGTTATAGCAGACACCTGTGATTAGGCTATTTACTACCTCAGCGAAAGCCCATCTCCGATTCTCAGACAGATAGAACGTTCCTACAGGATAATTTAATCGAATACAACACTGCGGAGCGGCTTCAGTTTGCTGCCCCGCTTTTATTATGCCCAGATGGAGGTTTGCAATTGGATACTTGGCTTAACAAGAAGGTGATCGATGTGCTTACCGCCATCCGGGAGAGACACATAAAGATGTCACAAGCACTTAAATGTGATGGGTCAACCACCTCCGACGTTACGTGGATCACCGTAAAAGGGACGCATATCCCTCTTGACGAAAGCGGGACTGCACTTGCTGGCGGAAAACTCGCCGGTAGGAACTTTGGCGGCGGGAAAAGTAGCTCATCTGCATCTCGCGGAAATTCATCAGCGCCGTCTATTAGCAGTACCATGAAGCCGAAGAACACGGAATACTCGTTTAACCCTGCCTCGGATGATATGGAGGATTTTGTAAGCAACAATGTTGATAAGCTCATGGGCATTTACAAATCTGGCAAGATGCCGGCTGTCCACGAAGAGTTTTACAAATACAGGCTTGCTGATACAAGCAAAGATCTGCATGAAGTCACCGTAGACGAGGCCGGTGAGGCGATCTCGAGCCATGTCAGCCAGAGCATCAAAGATGGCTGGATGCGTGAGGCGGACAGCGCCTATAAACCCAAGCTGATTCAGAGCATTTTGTCAAGTCAAGAGTCAAGAAATGCGGCTCTGAACATCATGTACGAGAACTTCAGGTACTATAACCCCGACACGAAGACGAGCTTTGAGGAGTTCCTTGACACTCCTGTGACGATGTACCGTGGAGGACACGGCCAGAATCACACTGGCGATGATATCTTTTCTGCATACAGCTTTGACAAAAAGGTTGCAGAGAAGTTTGCTGGGGAGGGTGGAAAAATCTACACAGCGAAGATCAAGCCGATTGATACTTACGGAAGTCTGTCCACAAATGGAGAATCGGAGATTTTTGTTCCGAGTTACATAGCTCCGAACGGTAATAAAGACTCCACAGATTAAAACGCATGGAGGTGGCAAACACGGAAACGAAGGAAAAAGTTAAGGTGTACATCGACATTCAGAATGGCAAGACCACCTGTGTTTGCCACTATAACAAGAAGCAGTGCGACAAGCACTGTGCAGTCGATGTGCTTGAACGTGACAAGTTCGCCGGGTGGGAAAAGACCATGAGGCGTGACAGGTACGGAAAATCGAGGGTATGAATGGAGTGGTATTTTGGACACCAGACAGCACGCTGAATTCGTTCAAGCCGCCGTGAGACCATCCTTTGGCCGTAAGAAGTCACTTCCTGCCAGATATGTCCCACTGTACCCAAAGAATTCCGAACGAGAGTTGAAATCCCTGACAAACGCATATATGAAAATCCTGAAGAAGGAGATTAACGACCATCTTCCTGAAATCATGGCGGCATACAAGAGATCCCGCCGTACAGATTCAAGAGAGGATGGTATCTTCGATTTGACGCAGGAACTTGGGCGGATATTCCAGGACATAGGCAGGAGTGTAGAAAAAAAGCTTAGCGAGTTCGGGCTTCGTGGACGTATCGAGAAGGTTGCCAAGAGGACGCAGGGCACTTCCTATGCCGAGTGGAAGAAATGCGTACAGAAGACGGTTGGCCTAGATCTGATCGACAACTACTACAGCAAAGACTTCTATTCCAGCATTATGCAACCATGGATTGACAACTCTGTTTCTATGATACAGAGCATTCCACAGCAGGAGCTTGGAACGATGCGCAGCATTATTTCTGATGGCTTCCGGGATGAGCTTCCAATCGAAGACATAGCAAAGAACATTCAGGGAGAGTACAACACATCGAAAAGCAAGGCCATGTTCCTTGCGAGAGATCAAATAGGAACGCTCAATTCTGAGCTTACCAGACGCCAGCATGAAGATGCTGGCGTTTCTCGTTATCGGTGGGTTGACTCCGGAGATGGCAGGGTTCGAGACTGCCACCATTCTCTGAATGGCCGTGTCTTCCGGTGGGATGACCCACCGGCTATGTGGACAAGAAGAAATGGCGCTGTGGTGTTTACCGGAAGGAGATGCCACCCCGGGCAGGACTATGGATGCCGCTGCCACGCTGTTCCTGTATTTGACATTGATACCTTGGATCTTCCAATCCAAGGCGCAAATAAGTGAGGAGGACAAAAATGAAAAATGTTCGAAAGATTTGCCACTATGCACAGCAGATGCGGATTGTGTGCGATTCCATCGAAAATTGGGCTGTGAATGCTGAGAGTTGCCCCGACGAGGATGCCGACCCGCTGGCTGTTCAGCTGATGCTCAACCAGCTGGAACAGGCACAGCAGCTGATTCTTGGCCTTACGCAGAGCATCATGGAAGCAGTTGATGATGGCGACGCACCGAATGATGGCGCAAAAGCAGAGTCTGCCGTTGACGCGGAATCGGAGGCTACCGATGATGGAGACTCCGCCAAACAAGCTGAGCCGTCCAATGCGACTGAGATTTCCAACAAAAAATAAGGAGGACACCTAAGCATGGCAGAAAACATCCGCGCACCCGTTCTCGCACACGTCACCCGTCTGGACAGCATTCCGCTGAACCAGACCTATTACACGGCTGAAGGATACCTAGTGGACAGACCGATCGTCACGTCTACAGGTATCTTTGAGTATACCGAAGCTGACGGCTCCGTAAGACGTGAGCTGCGGCTTCCGGAAGATGTCTTCGACCCTGAAAGCCTGAAGTCGTACCGAGGCAAGCCAATTATCATCACGCATGAAGCTGGCCTTATCACCAAAGAAAATGTTGGTGACGAGGAAATCGGCACGATTATGTCCGAGGGGTATCGGAGCGGAGAAGATGTTCGAGCTGAGATCATCATTCATGACACCAAGAAGATGAAGTCCGCCGGCCTGAAGGAGTTGTCCCTTGGGTACAACCTGGATCTGGAGGAAACCCCCGGTGTCTGGAATGGGCAGAAATATGATGCCATCCAGCGGAACATCCGAATCAATCATCTTGCCCTTGTCCAAGAGGCTAGGGCTGGGGAGCGTGCCAGACTGAATATCGACAGTCGGGACGTAAGTAAACAAACGAAAGGAGTACAAAGGATGAAGAAGACCAGAAAGTCCACCCATGGCGATAGCATTCTGACTGATGAAGAGCTGGCTAAGGCCATCGAGGACTACAAGAAGCGCCGCGCCCAGAACGGTGTCCAGAAGGAGGATGCTGACGAGCCGGAGAAGGGTACGCCCGCAAAGAGCGCAGAACCTTCCAACCCCGCCGCCGCAGAACCTACCGCTGTTGACACTCCCGCTGATGACGAGGAGAGTGACGATGTTACCTCCAAGGTCGAGGCAGTGAAGGCCAACAAGGATCGCCGCGATCAGGAGGAGGCTCCCGCCGACGATAAGAAGGCGATGGGCGTCATCACCCAGATGGACGAAGATATCGGCACTCTGCTGGATATCATCGACACCCTGCTGGCAAAGCAGGACTTCGGCAAGAACGCTGATGGCGATGACTGCGGCATCAAGAAGGACGGCAACCCTGATGAACTGGAGACCCTGAAGAAAGACTCTGACGAAGAGGAAGAGCACAACTTCGAGGAGGATGACGATCAGGAGGAAGAGGAAGAAAAGCCTGCCGCTCCCGCTTTCAGCGAGGATGATGACGAAGAGGAAGAGAAAACCAGCAATCCCTTCGTTTCCGACAAGGACAAGCTGAACACCGATTCCGTAGACCGGATTGTCCGTCAGCGCATCAAGATGGGTATGATCGGTCAGAAACTCCATATGGACGGTCTGGAGAATATGTCCATCATGAGCGCCAAGAAGGCAATCGTCAAGGCTGTTCGTCCCGGTATCCGGCTGGATGGCAAGACCCCGGCGTACATCAATGCCATCTTTGATATGGCTTGCGATGAAATCAACAGGAAGTCCGTGAACAGCACCGATGCTCAGAGAGCTCAGATGTTCAGCAAGAAGGGGCGCATGGATGGCCGAGATGCAGGCGATTCTTCTGTCAGCGCCCGTCAGAGAATGATCGACCGTCAGAACAAGAAGGAGGATAAGTAAATGGCACAGTTGAAGTATGGCTACAGCACCCCCGTCGGCGAGGCCGGCGGTATCATCGATCTGGCTCCCTATGCCGTCGATACCTTTACCAATGAGGAAGACACCGGCAAGATGGGCTTCGGCGTTGGCGTTGTCACAGGCACTGCCGCCGGCAAGCAGGTGAAGCTGCCTGTATCTGCAAGCACTGCCGCCAACTTCGAAGGCGTTGTCACCAACCGCCGTACCACCGAGTACGACCTTGAGGGCAAGATTCACATTCGTAAGAACGCGACTGTCGGCGTTATGCGCTATGGCCGCATTTATGTCCGGGTTGCTACCGGCGCTACCCCTGCCTATGGCAAGTCCGTGTACATGCTCAATTCCGGTGATGAGGCTGGCTACTTCACCGATAAGGCAAGCACCACTACCGGTGAGCCTTCCAACACCGTCACTGTCAACCACGTTGCCGTGAAGGGCCGCTTCCTTGGTGAAGCAGACACCACTCGCGGCATTGCTGCCGTTGAGCTGTTCAACGAGGCCAACTGATTGAAGGAGGAAAAAGAATATGGCTAAGAACAAGCACACCCACTACGACGCTGCCGAAGCCCGCATCCTGAGAAATGATGCCATCATCAGTGCAGTGATGGCTTCTGACGGCGCACGGTTTGACAGCGCGGAGGACGCTTCTGTGTTCTTCGCGCGTGAACTGGATTACGTCAAAACCAAGTCCTATGACGTCCAGTACCCCGAACTGACTGCGCTGACTCTGTTCCCCATCAGCCATGAGGCGGATGCCGGTGCTGAAACCGTCACCTACTACACCTACGATAAGTCCGGCATGGCGAAGATCATCGACAACTACAGCACTGACCTGCCCCGTGCTGATGTCACCGGTACTCCCCAGACCGCGCAAGTTCGCTCCCTGGGCGATTCCTACGGCTATTCCGTGCAGGAAATGCGGGCGTCTCGGCTGGCCGGTAAGTCCCTGGATACCCGTAAGGGTGAGTCCGCGCGTTACCAGATCGACGCCGCTACCAACAAGCTGGCATGGGCCGGCGATGAGAAGCACGGTATTCTGGGCGTCCTGTCTACCGGTCAGAACATCCCCCTGTACACTCTGTCCAACAACGAAGCCGGTACTTCCACCGCATGGAAGGATAAGACCGCTGACGAGATTCTGGCCGACGTGAACGGCATGGCTGCTCAGGTGTCCAGAACTACCAAGCACGTTGAGCGCCCCGACACTCTGTGTGTCCCTGCTGACGTGTACATGGATATCTCCACCCGCCGTCTGGGCGAAACCGGTGAAACCGTCCTGTCCTTCCTGCTGTCCAAGTCTCCCTACCTGAAGAACGTTGTTCCCGCAGCCGAGCTGGATCACGACAGTAAGGACACCAACCCCTATGCCGCCAGCGGCAGTCAGGGCGTCGCGTTCCTGTTCAAGAACGACGAGAACAAGATGACCCTAGAGATTCCCATGCCCTTCATGCAGCACCAGCTTCAGGTGAAGAACCTGGAGACCATCATTCCCTGCGAGTCCCGTGTTGCCGGCATGATCGTCTACTATCCCATGTCCGCCCTTATCGCCGTAGGCGTTTCCAAAGGGGCGTAACACAATTTCACAGTGAGGGGCGGTTTATCCGCCCCTTTGCTGTTCATGATGCTCACACGAAATTTTTGGAGGTAAATTATGAAAATCACGAACGTAACCGCAAAGGTGATCGGCGTTCTGGGCACTGACCTGATGCCCGATCAGAGCATGGATATTTCCGCAAAGAATGCAGCTACCCCCAGCATTGCCGTTCTCATCAAAATGGGCCTGCTGGCTCTGGATAACAGCGCAGAGACAAAGAAAGCGATGGAGGACGCAGCTATGGAAAAGGCGCGGAAGCAGGTCGTTGATGAACTTCGTGCCGCCGGCAAGCTGAAAGAAGATGCCGATGAAGCCACTGGCGAAGTTGAGACTCCCAGCGCTGAAAAGCAGACTCCCAAGGAAGCCACCGGCGAAGTTGAGACTCCCATCATTGAGAAGCAGGCTCCCAAGAGGAGAGGCAGAGTCCCTAAGATCCCTGAAGTGCCTGCCGAATAAGCTGGAGGAACACCATGACAGTTATTGATATGGTGCGGATGCTGAGCGGAAGTGAGTTCAATGATGTGAGTGACGAGGACATCAACAACTGGGACAAGTTTGTAAGCCCTATGGTAAGTAAGCGAGTTCTGGGAAGCCTGTACAACCAGGCAAAAGCTCTCCTGATTTGCCACAAGATGACGCTCAGCGGTATCGGTGACAATGGTATGGGGGAACTTGGGAAGGTGAAGAACAGCTACACTGCATCCAGTGTGTCCGATGGCGGCACTTCTATCAGCTTTGCCAATGGTGGCGCAGGGAACACATCCATGAACGCTGAGTTTGCAATGACTGTCTATGGAACGCAGTATTTGCAGTTAATAAGATCCTGCGTTGTGCCAATTCACGTTTCCGGGGAGGAATGCTGCGATGTCCAGCCTTGACACGATATACAGACAGACGATTACGCTTTTCAACCGCATTCCCGGAAAAAACGGAGAGCAGACCAGATGGATTCCGACAGTAATTGAAGGAGTCCACCTGATTGTCACAAAATCCTCCTCATGGAACGGGCATGGCGGGAGTGCATCCGATGATGTAAAGCTGAATATCCGATACAAACCGAGCGGCAACGATGCTCTCGTCCGTTGCAGAACCTCAGCCGAAGATGAAACCATATGTTTCAAGAAATGGTATGAACCAAAAGCCTGGAGGAGAATGTCTGAGCCGGAAAATGGCCTGACATTTTCTTTCGGAGAGAATGACGACTTTGATTTTTTCATAGAAGGCGTTTTCGGTGAATTTGATTTTCCCATTTCTGACCAGAACTTCGAGAGAAGAGGGTTCTACAACTACATGAACGCTGAGTATGACAACGTGTTCGTGATTTCGTCTGTCAGCAAGCACGACCTGATACCGCATTTTGAAATTACAGCGAGGTGATGTGAGTGAGCTTCTTTGACCCGTCCTTTAAGGACATCACGATCAATAAGGAGTACATGAAGGCTCACGTCAAGCTCTCTGTTTTTGGAGGACGCTTCAAACAGGCGCAGGAATGGCTTGATAAAGAAATTGTCAAGCGCATGACTCCGTTTGTTCCCAAGAAGACTGGCACATTTCTTGGCAAAATCGTCAGCGGAAATGCTTCGAGGGTCGGAACCGGCAGAATTATAACCTCTGTTCCCCCGCAGGGAAGAGCGCTTTATCCCGGTGTCTCCAAAAGTGGACGACCGTACCATTGGACAAATCCAAGCACGCAGCCATACTGGGGAAAGTACACCGTTCAGACCTACAGAGGAGAACTGAACAGTGGCGTAAACCGAATCCTGCATGGGGAGGACACGAATGGATAAAGAAAAGCAATATCCGCTTGACGTAGAAGGCGCTGATTACGTCACGGATGCCCTGATGAATACGCTCAATAGCTATCCGGGACTTCTCAGCAATGAGAAGTTCCTTTTTTCTAGCACGAATCTTTCCGATGGCCTGAATGTTGCTGCGACATCCGGCGCTGTCATCGTCGAGGAGCATGAGAGCGTTACAGGGCATGTCTGGCAAATGTGCGCCTATCCGTTCATGGTTATCATGAGAGCTTCCGGCCTCAATTCTGATCGGAAGATTGAGGCCAAGGAATGGATGGATAAGCTCGCCGAATGGCTTACCCGGAAAACTGTCACAATCGATGGCAGTACGTACCAGATGAAGAAATGGCCCGAACTGTCTGGGGACAGAGAAATTCGGCGAATTGTAAGAAATACCCCGGCTTACCTTGCGGAAGTTACTCCCGACAAGGTTGAGAGCTGGGTTATGGATCTGACGATTCAATATCGTCAGGAATTTGACAGATGAGAAAGGAGAGGAAACCCAATGTATGCAAGAAAATACCTGTTTCATTTTCTTGATGCAGGCTTCAATCGTATGACCGCTGAAGATGGCACTCCGCCTGAGAATACGAACTATGTCCGGCTCGGCAAGCATCTGGAGCAGTACAACGAAGAACTTAACCCGCAGGTGAACACGACCAACAACATCCTCGGCGAACAGGTTGTTATGTTTACCGGCTATCAGGTTTCCAGCACCGTCGAACCGTACTATGCCGAAAAAGACGATCCGCTGTGGGAAAAACTGCAGACGATCGCAAACGAGCGCATTACCGGAGACGGCGTTGAGACAACCCGAGTTGATGGCCTTATGGATGAGGAAGGCACTGTCCTGTGGGCGTACATCGAGAGCTGCAAGGTCATTCCGTCTTCCCTTGGCGGCGATACATCCGGCGTTCAGGTTCCGTTTCAGGTACACAACAATGGCAACCGCCACAAGGTCAACTTTGACCTTGCCACCAAAAAGGCGACGAAGATCACACAGTGAAGAAATCGACGGGGCGGCCTAAGCGCTGCCCCGTGTTCAAACAAAGGGAACATATAACTGGAGGTAAATGTTATGAGTGAAGAAACGAAAAAGACGGTTCCTGTCGCAACCGAAAACATGGATTCCATTGTCATCGACGATGGTGCCGTAGAAGTGGCGATTCAGAATCAGTTTGGGGAACGAATCGGCACGTTCCGATTCTATCCGACTGACGTCAACATTGTGAACCGATATAACGAGGTCGCTGACCAGTTCGAAAAGGTCGTTGCGCCTCTGATAAATGCGAACATCAATCAGGATGGCGAGGGCGAAGACAGTACGTCTGTCGATATTCTGAATGAAGCGGGCAATAAGATGGTTGAGCTGATGGATTACGTCCTGAACGGCAATTCCAGAGAAGCGTTCTTCAGCAAGACCCATATTTTCACGCCGATGGGTGGCGTTTTCTTCTGCGAGAAGGTATACGATGCCATCGGCAAATACATTTCCAAGCGGTTCGACGCTGAGGTAAAGCGTGTGAACGTCCGGATGAAGCAGCATATGCACGGCTACAAAACCGGAAAGCACGCTAAGGGCAGACAGTAATGTTTGGCCTTCCGACGACGCTCAGCGTCAACGGCAGGGACGAGCCTATCCGCTGGGAGTATACGGCGGTTCTGGATATCATTTCGACGATGAATGACCCTGAACTTGAGGATATCGAGAAGGTTTATGCAACTCTCTGGATTATGTATGAGAACTTCGAAACATTCCGGAAGGAAGACTATAAGCCGGCATTCGAGGCTATGTGCGAGTTTATGAACAACGGAGCGGAGGAAAAGGACTCCGGTGGCGTCAGGACAGTTGACTTTGAGCAGGATTACAACCTGCTGATTCCAGCAATCAACCGTGTTGCCGGAAAGGAAATCCGCTCTGTTGAGGGAATTCACTGGTGGACTTTCCTTGGGTGGTTTATGGAAATGGGCGAATGTACTTACAGTACAGTTTTGTCCATTCGGAATAAGCGGAAGAAAGGAAAGAAGCTGGAGCAGTGGGAGCAAGAGTTCTATTCCGCTAATAAAAATCTGGTTGATATTCGCCGCAAGCTCACAGAAGAAGAGAAAGAAAACGAAAAATGGCTTAATTCGCTGCTTGATTAAACGACATGAAGGGAGGCTGACTGCGTGGATGATGTAATCACTCTTGTTGTCAATATGAACAAGAAGGGGTTTGAACGGGGATGTGCTGAGCTGAAAGGCGCAATTACATCACTGTCAAAGAGCGCCAGCAAAATGGGCGGATCTTTGAAAAGCGCACTCCCGGCTATCCTCGGTGTAGGTTCTGCATACCAGATAATCACCAAGGCAGTCAGCACCTTCATGTCTCAGAATCAGCTCCTTGCAAAGCAGATGAACGCTGTATGGACGGCTTTCGGAAACCTACTCGGCCCGATTATCAGTCAGGTTGTAAGTTGGGTTACGACGGCTGTTTCTTACTTGCTATCGTTTCTGAAACTGCTTGGTGTCACTGGGAAAACGGCTTCACAGTTATCAAAACAGGCAAAGCAGTCTGGCTCAGATCTGAAGAAGACGATTGCCGGTTTCGACGAACTGAATCTACTCCAGGATAATTCCGGAGCAGGTGGTGCTTTGCTGCCAGATGTTGACGTGCCCGATTGGATGAAGGATTTCGCTGACCTCATCAAAAACGGTGATTTTGGCGAAGCCGGCAGACAACTGGCAGCAAAGCTCAATCAGATGGTCGATGATATCGACTGGGAAGGAATTGGAAAGAAGTTGGCTTACGCCTTTAAAGGCGCAATCGACTTCCTCGGGAATGTGATCCGGGACTTCGATTTTCATAGTCTCGGCGGGAAGTTTGCAAATCTGGTAAACCAAATCCTGCATGTTGATACATCAAGCGAGGATACATGGAAGAATCTTGGGGAGATACTGGTAAGCAAGTTTACTATCGTATTCGACACGATTACCGGCTTCCTTGAGAATATTGATGCTGGCGCGTTGGCAAAAGCAATATCCGATATCCTGATAGGTGCGCTTGAGTCAGTATCCGATTCTATTGCAAACGCTGACTGGAAGAAAATCGGCGAAAACATAGGAGAGTTTTTCGAAAACATCGACTGGAAGGGAATTGCTGAAGCAATATGGGGGGCGTTTACAGAGGCGTTTTCCGCTGCGTCTGATCTGTACGAAGGGCTTCCTGATTGGCTGCAGGATGTTGCTGCCGGGGTCGGGGCTGTTGTTGCAGCTGCGAAGGGAATTGAGATTTTCACCAAAGTTGCCGAGATAATTGAATCGATAAAGAACCTCGGCATAGTCGCAAAACTTGGAGAGGTAGTTGAAATTGTCAAAAGCGGCGCTGGCACTTTGAATGAAGCTATTGCTACAGTCTTTGGCCCAGGATCTGTAATCGCCGGTATTGCTGGCGTTGTAGGCGGGTCAATTCTTGCGTTTACGAATTTCTTTGACATGCTGAAAAAAGGATTTAGCTGGATCAAAGAGATCCTTATGGTGATAGGTGTCGCAATCGCGGCTGTTGGCGCAATCATCCTTGGAGCACCGGCTGCGGTTGCTGCTGTTGTCGCCGCGATTGTTGCCGCTGTGGCAACGGCAATCGTCCTGATAAAAGAACACTGGGAAGAAATCAAGCAGTGGTTTTCGGATACCTGTCAAGCGATTGGCAATTTCTTTTCGAACCTGTGGACTTCGATTACCGCTGCGGCTTCCAAAGCTGTAGAGAATATAGGCAATTTCATGTCTAAGTGCGTCGAGAAAATAAAAACTGCATGGACGAGCTTCAAAGGGTTTATGTCTTCCCTGTGGAGCGGCATTGTTAATGGCGCAAAGAGCGCAATCAACAGTGTAATTGGCGTCATCAATAAGATGATAAGTGCGGTGACTAATGGAATCAACGCACTGTTTCGACTCCTCAGCTTCAATGTCAGCCTGCCCGGAGGGAAAAGCATTGGATTGAGTCTTCCGCAGGTGACTGCACCGCAAATTCCCTATCTTGCAAAAGGCGGCGTTCTGAAGAAAGGCCAGATGGGCTTACTTGAAGGTGACGGCGCTGAAGCAGTTGTACCGTTGGAAAAGAACACCGGATGGATTTCCAAAATGGCTGATGCCTTCCTTGCCAGCGTCAAAAAGGGAGACCACAGCCTTACCGGAAACGCAAGCGTGCTTGGAGCATTGAGTTCCATAGCAGATAACGTATCTTACCGTTCTCCAGCTGTCGCTCAAGGCACTATCACCCCGTATAGCGTGGCTACCGCATCCGGAGGTACAAATTCCACTGTTGACAACTCCGACGTTATAGATGCCATTATGACCCTCATAGATAAGGTGGATGACATCTTGGCACTGATTGACAACATTCAGTTTGTTGCCGACTTTGGGGATAGCATTCGTGCTCTGGCTCGAAAGATATCGAAAGAGCAGAAAAAAGATAAGATTTCGGAGGGGAGATAAATGCCGTACTTCAAGATCAATGGCCGCGACATTACAAAGTACATCAAGATGGATGGCTTTAAGGAATCCGAAAATGATATTGATTCTGCAAAGTCGGGCCGTGCAACAAACGCGCTGATGTACCGTGGAAAGGTTGCCGAAAAGAAACGGGCAGATATTGAGTGTGTCCCCGTGAAGAAAGAGGTCATCGACTGGATGATGCCGATTCTGAGGAAGCAGTATTTTACCTGCGAAACAGATTTGTTTGCTGGAAATGCTGAGTTGACTCTCGAAATGTACAATTCCACACGGAAATACAATGTCGCCATCATCGATGTATTTGGATGCGCTTGGTATACCGGCGTTTCCTTCAATGTCGTAGAAAGATGATTCTCAGGTGAGCATATGCAAAGTACGAGCGAACTTCATAAAGACCTGCTTGCGAAGAATCCGACGGTAGAAACGACTATCGCCATTGGGGAAGCCGGAACTCTGATTGACAAGGCTGGCAACGGAATTACATTTGGTGGATTTCGTATACTGGTCGATTCTGGAGGGCCAGACAGTGGCTATGACGATTCATTGATAATTAACATCTCAACTGACGGGCAGGCGTTTCCTGATGACAACCCGGCGATAGGAACAGCACAAATCGGAACGATTGAAGTTGATATGTTTGCACCTGCTGGAAATATTCCAAAAGCCGGAAAGCTATGCCCGTATGCAAGGCTGAGAGACGAGGACGTTCATTCAGAATGGATACAGCAGGGCGTTTATTATATCGACGAGAGAGAAAATACGGATGAAGACGGGATAAAAAGGATAAGCCTTACCGGATATGATGCCATGAGGTTCGCCGAACAGCCGTATCCCAATAGCTACATTGACTGGCCTGCAGTTGATGTGCAGGTTGTCAAGGAAATTGCGGCTGCAATCGGGGTGGGAATCGACCAGAGAACGCTGGACGTGATGACAAGCGCCTTCAAAGTGCCGTACCCTGCAAATTATTCTTGTAGAGAGACGCTTGGGCATATTGCAGCGATGTATGTCGGAAACTTCGTGATGAGCAGTATTGGCGAGCTGCTTCTTGTCCCGCTTTTCGGGTTGCCAAAAGAAACAAGAGCCCTGGTCGGTAAAGATGATCGAAGACGGATAACGTTTGGAGGTGTTGGTATTCTTGTTTAGCAAATCGTATGTTGGCAGTAAAGTCCTTGGCAAATTTACGTCCGACAACGAGATAGTATACAGCAAGGTCGTCATCAACGTTGACGATGACATCTCATACGAAGCCGGGACTGAAACTGGTAGCACTCTCACCGTTTCGATACCTTTTGGCACTCAGAAAATGGCAGACGAAATGCTTGAGAGGGTCAAAGGAAAGTTCTATCACCCGTACAATGCGGAGACGGCAATTATTGACCCGGCTGTAGAAATCGGAGATGCTGTTGAAGTAAACGGAGTTTACGGCGGTGTGTACAAGATGTCAAAGAACTTTGACAGCTTGTATTCGGCTGATATCAGCGCTCCCGCTAAAAGTGAAATTGGAAACGAATATCCGTATTATTCTTCAGAAACTCGTGAAATTGTCCGGCAGAGGAAAGAGACCAGAGCTTCTGTCAAAATTTTGACTGATGAAATTGCGCTAGAGGTATCCGAACGTGAGAAACAAGGGAAAGAACTCACAGCAGAGCTGAAGGTTCATAGCGAGCAGATTTCCGCGCGGGTTACCAAAACCGGCGGTGATAGTTCGTCCTTCGGCTGGGACCTGCTTGACGATTCCTGGACGGTCAAGGCCAATAATACCACGGTGTTCCAGATCACCAAGTCCGGCGCAGAAGTCCGTGGAAAGATCACCGCCCTTAGTGGCAAAATCGGCGGTTTTGATATCCAATCCGACTACCTAAGCTATAACAATCAGGTCTGGAACGGCACCAACAGCCGGGGTATTTACATTGGTGTAAACGGCATTCAGTGCGGCTCTGAGGCTAACGGCGTGCAGATTACGCCGACCGGAAATCTGTACGCTGAGAATGGCTATTTCCGGGGAAGCGTCAGCGCTGGTATGATTGACTACGGTGGCAACGATGGGTACCTTGACGGGTCAGGGCTTGCCAGTCACAGTGTCTACGGCTCGGAAATCGGCTACAACACCATATCAACGGCTTACACCAGCGGCGGTATCAACACCTCGCTTGGGTATGCGGATTTTGCAAATGGTGTGTTCAATGGGTGGAATACAGCACCTAATCTAACAACCGAAGACAAAGGACTGATAATTGGAGGCCATATGATAGCTATAGCTTCTACATCGTTCAGGGATGGAAGCGGCAGAACAATATCTCTACAATACCTAACATGGATTTGATATGGCCGATTATACTAGGAGGTTTCTATGGAAAAACTGAAAACCGCAACAGGCAAAGAATTCGACTGCGACTACTTCAATCCATTCCCGCAGGCGGGGCAGATAAACATCCGCATTCTTGGGGAATCCCTGGCTACGATTGCCACGGTATTTGCAAATCCCGCTGAGACGGTGCAAATGTGGTGGGAAGGGCAGTACGCCGCCCAATACACGAAGATAATTGCTATCGTACCGGAAACCGGCGCGGTGCGTGTGGTGCTGGGAAAGGAGTAAAAATGAACCCTGTAATGAAACTTAGGGCAGTCCTGAATACCCTCGATGGCGTTCAGGTCGCAGGACGGGAAAACTGGGACAGGATGCTGGGCAGTATGCAGGCCATTGAAGAAGTGGTGCAGGCGCTGTCTGCGCCTCCTGCACCCGAAAAAGAGACTGAACAGGAGGAAGCAGATGGCAGATAAAGCAATATCCGAGCTGATTGCAGCAGAACAGATAAAAGCCGCTGACCTTTTCGTTCTGGAACAGGACAGCGCGGCAAAGAAGCTGACGGGACAAATTCTGCTGAACTGGCTGACCGCCGCTGCTGACGGCCATGGCGGTATCAGCAGCATCGTGAAGCAGTCCACCAGCGGCCTTACGGATACATACCGAATCACCCTGGCGGACACCACTACCTTTGACTTCACCGTAAAAAACGGGCGGGGCATTTCAACCATTGCCAAAGTCTCCGTCAGCGGGCTGGTAGACACGTACCGTATTACCTATAACGATAATACCACCAGCACGTTTACCGTCACGAACGGCGCGAAAGGTGACAAAGGCGACAACGCATACGTCTGGATTCGGTACGCGGCGCAGAAGCCCACGGCGGCTTCTCACAGCTTCGGTGTTCTCCCTGACAACTGGATGGGCGTATACAGCGGCAATTCCGCAACTGCCCCAACGGACTGGACGAAGTATCAGTGGTTTGAGATCAAGGGCGAAAAGGGCGACATCGGGAACCCGGCGCTGTTGACCAGCCAGTCCGTAACATATCAAGCCAGCACATCCGGGAATGTTATCCCGTCCGGGAATTGGCAAGGCAGTATTCCCACGGTAGCACAGGGCGCTTACCTGTGGACGCGAGTTGCAATGACGTTCAATTCCGGAAGCCCGATTTATGCCTACTCCGTCTCCCGTATGGGCTTGGATGGCACCGGTGCTGTATCCAAAGTGTGCGGCAAAGAACCTAACTCCAATGGCAACGTTGAGCTAGAAGCTGAAAATGTTGGGGCATTGCCTAGTGCTGGCGGTCTAATGACCGGGAATATTGTCATGAACTCCCATCAAATCAAAGCATTAGGCGTGCCCACGGACAGCGCTGATGCTGCAACCAAGGGGTACGTGGATACGGCGTTAAGTAATGCCAAAACGATTGCAAAGACTGCAACGTTAACTGCTGCCGGTTGGTCTGCCAGCGCCCCGTATACCCAGTCTGTTACGGTCTCCGGTCTGACGGATGCAAAGCGTGCGATGGCTTATCCAGTGTACGGGAGTAACACGGACACCAATCTTGCGCTGAAAGAGGCGTGCGGTATGGTTAGCTTTGCTTCTAGATCGGGCAACAAAATGACATTTACATGCCTTGAGGACAAGCCCACGGTGGATATTCCGATTGCGGTGGAGGTGTACGTATGAGTTTAGCAGTGCCTTTATATGGATTTGGAGGCAGTGGCGGAAGCCCCAACAAATCCATCATTATTGTAGCAGCTCCTACAGGCTCTACCGTAACCTGTAAAATGGGGTCAACCACAAAAACAGCTTCCGAGAAAAATGGTACGTGGACGTTTAGCGGTCTGGACATTGGTACATGGACTATTACTGCTACAAAGGGCAGCAGTATCGCAACCCAAGACGTCGACATTACTCGTTTAACTGTAGAGTATGTCACAATAACGTACTTCTCAGCTACAATCAACGTCACTTACCCTGCGGGATCAACTTGTACGTGCAGTGATGGAACTACAACCCTTACTGCTCCAAACACCAGTGGTTCGTGGACATGCATAGTCTATAATGCAGGAACTTGGACGGCGACAGCTACGGATGGGGATAAGTCAAAAAGTGCCGATGTCGTGATAACCACCGATGGCCAGACCGAGAGTGTCACGCTGCTATATATCACCCATCTTTTCAACAATGGCGATACTTGCGACGCAATAACTGGTGGGTGGGGCACTGGTGCTACTTCCGCCGGCTCGGCTAGTATATCAGGGCAACAAATTAGTATAGTAGCCTACGCCGAAAAAACCTTCTCGTGTAGTCCGAAAAATAAGATCGACGTAAGTGAGTATAAAGCACTTTCAGTAACAGTAGATTCAATAGATAACGGATCTCTTAGCGTCTATCTGTATGCTACTTCGATTAGTAACCCAGCCGCAAGAGTCACCACGAGCACAACTGGTACAGTTAGTCTTGATATTTCGAGTGTCTCTGGAGCAAATACTGTTATGCTATCTTTCCATAGTGAAAAGGGCGGCAATGTCAAAGTGTCAGAAGTTAGTCTAATGTAAGTGAGGTGGCCTAAATGAAAACAATATACATTGATTCCAATTTTAAGTGTCACCTAATTAACCCAGATATCACATATACCGCCGTAGAAACGGACGCTTTCGATGGCAAGTGCGATACCTACATTGAGGGCTATCGCTTCATCCCTGCGGGACAGACGTGGACACGTGCTGATGGCGTGGTGTTCGCTGGCGAAATGATAGCCCCGTGGAAGCCGTGGGCAGAGTTGGATGCCGCTCAGCGGGAGTATGAGAGGGAGCAGTATCAGACGGTTGTTGCTCAGAATACCGAATATGAATCTGCGTTGACTGAAATTGAAACTGCTCTGGGGGTGAAGAACGCGTGAGTATTGAAGAACGCAAAAACGCCATCCTTGCTAAAATCGTGGAAATGAAGTCCGAGGGCGTAGACATGCAGAACGCCCTGACCATTTTGGAGGTGACGCCGGATGAAGACGTGGAGTAATGGAGCCAAAAAGCGGCTGGTGGAAATTCGTGCCGCTGAGGACGGAGAGCAGGATATGCGCGCCATCGCCGCAAGTATCGCAAAGCTGCCCCCCGGTCAGCTCAAGAAAATCCTCACTGACGACATCATTGCCATTCTGGCGAAATACGGGGTGATGCTCGGATGACGATCAAGCAAAAGCAATGCTTGCTGCTGTACCTTGGGTATTACACT